TGACCGCGCTCGACGCCATCGCCGAGACGGTGCTGCCCGACCGCATCGATCCGCGCTACTTCGAGGCACACGTCACGTGTGAGCCGGGCACCTCGTCGTACGAGGACTTCGTCTCCTTCGTGACTGGCTCGGGATGGAGGGCCAGTCGCTTCGATCACGACGATGTCGACGACATTGCTGGCAAGTGGTTTCTCTCGTTCCGCTCTGTCTCCTATTCCACGATTGTCGCTGAGGTGGGCAGCATGGTTCGCATTCTGGGAGACCTGCCGCATCGATGTGCGCGCGTCCTCCGGTACAAGATTGAGGAGACCCTCCTCGACAGCAAGATGGGGGACACACTGTGAAGGTTGAGGTCGACTACTTTACTCGAGGCGCTCGAGCGTCGTCCAGGACGCTGCTGAGCTCCGTCCCGGCCCCGCGTACCGTCGTCCGTCGCGACCACCTCCAGCGCGTCCTGGAGGCTCGCAGGAGGCTCGGCATGGACGAGGGCTACAGAGTAGCGGACAGGGTGGCGTCAGGCTAGGCTGGCGTACTATGCCAGACATCAAGAACCGCCTCCTCAACGGAGAGACGTTTGTCCCCGGACCAAGACTGGTCGACAGTCGCGGCCAGGCCCTCGTGCCGGACAAGCCACCCGAGCGGGTGACTGCCGTCAAGTTCCTCCGCACCCTCGCCGAGCAGGCCGGGGGTCTCAGGACACCGCAGGGACAGGCCATCCATCGCGCGGCGGGCCACATGGTCATGCTGCACGAGGAGCTCCGCCGGGTGTCCGTGCTGAAGGACACGACCGGCGAGCACTCGAGAGAGGTCCTCCTGGCCGCCGCCGAGGGCATCTACAATGTCGCCCGCGAGAAGATGATCACCACCTCCGAGGGCCGGATGGTCCCGGACGCCTGGGAGATGGTGCTCCGCGACCGGCCCGAGGAGGCCGAGCAGTACGTCCACATGGCCGTCGCCGCCCTCGGCGGCCCTGTGTTCATTCCACCATGCACCGACGAGGAGGCGGCCGAGCGTGTCGACGAGTAGACTTCCTGGCCTTCTGCGGCCCAGCGCCAATTTCCGCCCGTACATGTATCCCTGGGCAGTCGAGTACTGCCGGCAGCAGCACCGCATCCACTGGACGCCCGAGGAGGCCCAGCTGGCCGACGATGTCCGGGACTGGGGCGGGCGCCTGACAGACGGTGAGCGCGGGCTGCTGACGCAGATATTCCGCTTCTTCACGCAGTCCGACGTGCAGGTCAACGACAATTATCTGGAGCGATACGCGCAGGTCTTCCGGCCAACCGAGGTCAAGATGATGCTCTCGGCCTTCGCGTCCATGGAGACCATCCACATCCTGGCCTACTCGCTGCTGCTGGACACCGTCGGCATGCCCGACGAGGAGTTCAGCGCCTTCCGTAACTACGAGGCCATGGCCGCCAAGGCCGACTACATGGAGACCTTCGGGGTCGGCAGCGTCGACGACATTCTCCGCACCACTGCCATGTTCGGCGGCGCGACCGAGGGCCTCTCCCTGTTCGCCAGCTTCGCGATGCTGATGCACTTCCCGCGCCGACGCCTGATGAAGGGCATGGGGCAGATCGTGACCTGGTCAGTGCGCGACGAGAGCCTCCACTGCGACGGCATCATCCGCCTGCACCACACACTTGCCCAGGAGACCGGAGGTAGGACTAAGCAGGTCGAGAGCGACATCATGGACGTCTTCGCGACGCAGGTACGCCTGGAGGATGCGTTCGTCGACCTCGCGTTCGAGGCCTCTGGCGGCGAGGTCGAGGGCCTCTCCGCCGCCGAGATGAAGCTCTACATCCGCCGCATTGCGGACTGGCGCCTGCACCAGCTTCGACTACCCCCGCTCTTCGGAGTCACTGATGACCCGGTGTCTGTCTGGCTCCAGCCGCTCCTGAGCGGTGTCGAGCACGCCAACTTCTTCGAGACGCGAGCCACCGAGTACAGCAAGGCCGCCACGCGCGGCTCCTGGCCGCAGGTCTGGACCTCGTTCGAGCAGATGATGGGCAGGCGGCAGAGCCGCGCCCAGTTCGTCGGCTGGATGGCCGACAGATACGAGGCCCGCTGCCCCGACATGGGGCGGGGGGAGGCCGCGCGGGCTGCCGAGGACTACCTCCGGCTGTACCTCGGCGTGGTCGAGACCGAGTTCGGGCACGACGACTACGACTGGATGGAGAGCGACGCCCACCATCTGGTGGACGAGGACCTCGCCCAGTGGGACGAGAGGGCTGCGTGAGGGCGCGGCGCTGCGTGGTCGCCTGGCGGCCTGCCTGCCAGCGCTGGTTCGTGGAGATGCCAGATGACAACCTGGAGCTCGCCCCGGTCTTTGACCGCTGGGTCACGGCTGCCGAGATCGCCGGCAAGTACCAGGACGGCCACGCCTTCTTCGGGGACATTCCGTCGATGCCGCTGGGCACGCAGTACCCGCGCCCCAACCGCACGCAGCCAGCCCGGACCATCGACACTGAGAGGTTCGTGCCGGAGGACGATGCCGGGCGCAACCAGCAGCTGAGGGAGGGCGACCTGTGATGAACTGGTTCGAGCGTCGCATCTCCGTCGTGAGCGGAGGCTTCGACCCGCTGCACTCCGGACACGCGCGCCTGCTCCTGGGCGCGCTCGAGCACGGCCCGGTGCACGTCATCCTCAACTCCGACGCATGGCTGGTCCGCAAGAAGGGGCAGCCCTTCATGTCCTGGGACGAGAGGGCCGAGATCGTCAGGGCCATTCGGGGCGTGGTCTGCGTGCACCATGCGCTGGACGAGGATGGCACAGTCGTCCGCTCTCTCATCGAGCTCCGAGCCCTGCACCCCCGCTCCCGCATCACGTTCTGCAATGGCGGCGACCGGGGCACCGGCACGACCCCCGAGGAGTCGTGGTGCCGGTACGAGGGCGCGGTCGACCTTGCCTTTGGCGTGGGCGGCGGCAAGACGCAGTCGTCGTCGGCCCTGATTGAGAGGGCGAGAGGGGGACTTTCGCGAAGTCCGTCCTGACGCTATGATGAGGTCTCTGCCGAGGAGACTCAGTCATGCCATTCGGACGTTTCGACGTTGAGCGCGGTGTCTACTGCTCAAACGATCATTTCAGTGATCGCTTCACCTGTCCCGGTTGCTACTCAGATCTGGAGCCACCCACAAAGCCTGCAGATGACGGGAGCGAGACCCCTGTCTTCATGCGCTGCGAGTGCGGGACCCCGCTACGCTTGACAGTGGAGATGTTTCCGTCGTCGATTGCCACTGTCTGCGATGCGGACGAGGATGAGGAGTGCGACGCTTGACCACCGACCAGCTCACTGAGGAGCAGCGCGCCGGACTCGACACTGTCGAGAAGCTGCTGCGCCTCGCCGGACGGAACCCCAACGAGCACGAGGCCGCCGCCGCGACGGCCAAGGCCATGGCCATGCTGGCCGACCTTAACCTCACCCTCGCGTCCGTGGACGAGACGGGCGAGGGCGGCGGACGCCGGGCCGAGGAGCGGCTGGTCGGGGGCTTCTACGAGTACGAGCGCGATCTCTGGAGTCGCATCGCCGAGCTCAACTTCTGCCTCTGCTGGCACCAGAAGCACTGGGTGAAGAGGGAGCGCCTTGATGCGAAGGCGCTCCGAATTCTGGACCCGTTCCGCCGGACGCACATTCTCCGGGGCGAGTTCAAGATCATCGGGCGTCTGCACAATATCCAGGCGACGCGGACGATGGCCCAGTACCTGCTCGGCACGATCGAGAGACTGACTCGGTCACGTCTTCATGAAGAAGGCGTGACTGAATCCGTCAATACCCAGCTGCGCAGCCGCTGGGCCGTCTCCTTCCGCGAGGGCATCGCCGAGAGGATTGCCGAGAAGCTGTGGGACCGCCGCCAGACCCAGATATCCGAGGAGCGCCAGCGCGCCCTGGACGAGGAGCGCCGCGTCCGCGAGGCAGGGATGGCGGGAGTCAGCACTGCGACCGCCATGACTCTGGCCGACCTCCGCAAGACGGAGGAAGACGCCAACATGGACTTCGTCATGGGAGAGGGCTGGTCGGCGCAGCAGAGATATGAGAGGGCCGAGCGCGCCCGTCGCAAGCGAGAGGCTCAGGAGGAGTACACCCGCTGGGCAGCCGCCCACCCCGAGGAGGCCGCCGCGCAGGAGGAGGAGCGCCGCAAGGCCGAGCGCAAGCGGTCCTCGAACGCCGGCACGGGCTCGGAGAAGCAGCGCGACTGGGGAGCCTACCGCGCGGGCTACGAAGCTGGCGACTCCGTCGGCATCGACCAGCAGGCCGGAGAGCGCAAGGTGGCGGGAGTGATCGGATGACCTTCCGCCCAAAGAAGCCTGCCAAGGATGTCGACATGACTCAGATAACTCTGCCAATGTCGCGAGAACTCTATCAGGAGATTCAGTCCCACGCTGCGCGGAATGGTGTTTCCATGAAGGAGTTCTGCCGGCAGGCGATTCAGTACGCCATCGAGGACATATACATTGCCTGACCCCGTCTGCAGGATCTGTGGAGAGCCGGTCCGATCGACGCAGCCGCGCTACGGCCCGGCGTCGTCCTCCGACGGACGCTGGGCGGAGCACTGGGACTGCCACGTGGACGTCCCCGAGCTGATCGCGGAGCTCAGGAGGGCTTTACATGATGGCCTGACCGAGGTACATGGTGATCCTCTGCCGAGGAGACCCGAGGATGACTAGCCCAATCACCAACACCTATGTTCGTGATCGTGGACGCACGTACCGCGTCTGCCGACACCGCGACCGCGTCATCCTGGTGGCCCTGCGCCCGAAGGATCACACCGAGAGACTGCTGGGGCAGACAAAGTTTCCGCTGACCGTGGCCCGGATGGGCCGCGAGCGCTTTCTGGACGTCAAGGGCCGGAGAGCCCGGCAGATTGTCCGCAAGCAGGAGGCCGAGAGTCGTGACTGAGGACACCGGCCTCTACATCGCGTACGAGGAGCGGAACCTCCGGTCAGTCACCGTCGACCTCATCGGGCGCATCAACCACGTCGTCGGCGAGTACGAGCAGAAGGGCTTCACCCTGACCGTTCGCCAGATTCACTACCAGTTCGTCCAGCGCGGGTGGATGCCCAACACCGGGGCCACCTACGACCGCATCCAGGGCGCGATCAACACCGGCCGGAACGTCGGCCTGATCTCGTGGACGGCGATCGAGGACCGGGGCCGCAACCTGATGGGACTGAACCACCAGACGAGCCCGGCGCAGGTGCTCCGGGACGCGCTCGCCGGGTACAGCATCGACAAGTGGGCCAACCAGCCGTTCCGGCCGGAGGTCTGGGTCGAGAAGCAGGCGCTCGAGGGCGTGGTCGGCCAGATATGCAACCGGCTCGAGGTGGACTTCTACGCCCAGAAGGGCTACAACTCCACGAGCGAGCACTGGCGCGCCGGGCGACGCTTCGCGGACTACATCCAGCGGGGCCAGCGCCCGATCGTCTTCCACCTCGGCGACCACGACCCGAGCGGAATCCACATGACCGAGAGCAACGCGGAGAAGCTGAGCCTGTACGCGGGCGTCCCCGTCATGGTCAGCCGCCTAGCGCTCAACATGGACCAGATCGAGCAGTACTCTCCCCCGCCCAACCCAGCCAAGGAGAATGACTCCCGGTTCGCGTCCTACAGGGACCTGTACGGGGAGGAGTCGTGGGAGCTCGACGCTCTGGACCCACAGGTCATCCAGGACCTCATTCGGGACGCGGTCATGCGCATCCGCGACGAGGAGGCCTGGGACGTGATGGTCGAGCAGGAGGTAGAGGACAAGCGGCTGCTGGCCGAGATGATCGAGAGCATGGGATGAAGACTTTACGAACCATGCATACTCAGCCTAGATGTAATGAGATGGAGTCCTCGCTGCGCTACTCGCCTCTTGGCCCAGCGGCGCTGCGCGTCTCTGCGCACCGCTGCACGCAGCACCGCAACGCAATTCTGCCCTGCTCACCGCACCGCTGCGCGACGTCCCGCGTAGCCCCGCCCCGCAGTGTCCCGCATGGCATCGCAACGCAGAGCCTCGTCCCCTCCTACTTTTTGCTGCGCATCGCAGAGCATCGCAACACTCCACTGCGCTGCGCGACGCCGCACTACGCAGGGCCTCGCCCCGCAGCGCCTCTCACCGCGACGCACCATCTGCCCCACATCGCAACGCTGAGCACCACGGCGCGATGCAACACAGCGCCCCACCACGTGTCGCGTTGTCATGCACCAAGAGGCTACGCTCCTCCACGCAACGCAGGGCTTCGCTGCTCCACACTCGGCATTACCATGCAACGCCAATAAACCAACCGGAGACCCGCCATGAGAACTTGCACCGTTACCTTTGTCGGACAGGCACCGTACAGTGCCAGTCGCGCACACTGCGCCGAGAAGCTGAACAGAGAGACGCCCGACGACTACGAGAAGCGCACCTGGAGGCAGAAGGCCCACATCGAGAATGGCATGGTCGTCGTTCCTGCGATGGCCTTCAAGATGGGCGTCGACCGAGCCGCCAAGATGCTGGGGCGTCAGATACCCGGCAAGGGCAAGTCCACCTACACCAAGTTCTTCGAGAGCGGCGTCATTGTCACGAAGAACGTGCCAATTGCCAGTGAGGACGAAATTCAGCCCGAGCGCATTCATGCCAACGCCGACGGTGTTCGCGGCTCCGGCAAGCGCGTGTGGCGCACCTTCCCCCGCATCGACGACTGGGACGGAGTGGTCCAGTTCCACGTCCTGGCCGACGAGATCACTCCTGACGTGTTCGAGGAGGCAGTTCGCTATGCCGGGCTCGCCGTCGGGGTCGGACGCTTCCGTCCCGAGCGGGGGGGATACTTCGGAAGATACGAGGTCAGCAATTTCAAGTGGGATTGAGCAAGCTACGCTTCGCGTAGCGACGCGGCGCCACACGTCACCGTACCGCACCGCGCACCACACCGCAACGCACATCAGGAGAGACCATCATGATCCAGTTCAGGAAGAACCCCACCAGACAGCGAGAGATAGCAGCCCTGTCTCAGGTGCTGTCTGAGTTGTCAATGGACGCCATCGCGGATTACGTCCTACTGGCCGACGTCGCGAAGTGTCCCATAGACGCCAGCAGCTACTCCCTCATCCAGGCCCGGAGGCACGTTGAGCGTCGGACTGGGATGCGGTTCGAGACTGTGCGTGGCCTCGGTATTCGCAAGATGACGTCTACCGAAGTGCCCAGAATAGGCGAGCAGGCCCGCCGCAGCATCGGCCGCAAGGCGAGGCGACAGGGTCGCAGGCTCACGCACCTGTCCTACAATCTCGGCGGGTCGACGACGAGGCAGGTGGACGCCGAGCGCTCTCTTCTCGGGGCGATATCCACCCTCGCCTCGACGCCCAGAGAGCGCGTGGAGGCCCCGCCCCAGACGGCCCCGACCGTGGCTGAGCGCGTCCTGCGCAAGGGCTCCTAAGACGGCCCCCTTTCGCACCGGGTCTTCATCGGGTATGCTAGGGTCGGAGATCGAGATGACCGCCATCATCCTTCACTTTCACGGACACAAGCGTGTCCGGTGTCCAGGTGACACTGAGTCCTGCGCTGCAGGCATCTGTCACCTCTGCACCCTGTACGCCTGCGAGCGCTGTGGTGGCGCGGAGGGGACTCTTCCGCACGACTGCCCCGGCGACCACATGAGCGAGGAGCAGCAGCGGGACGTGTACGAGGGCAGGCTGGACTACCGCTGGAGAGACGGCTGGGTTCCGCTGACGCCGATGAGGGAGAGGGCGCGATGAGAACTCCGGGCGCCACAACCCACCCCCTCCCCATCGGGGAGCGCTCGGAGGGGGACCCCGGTCTGGCCACTGGGGTCCCCACCGCGTGATGAGAACACACGTCGACACGGCAGCCGCCGTCCGTCGCCGCGACAGCGACATGTTCATGCGTCTGACGCACGACGACGAATTCTGCGAGTGGGGTCCCATGTCCCCCGTCACCACGTTCTTCGAGGAGGACGACGAGGAGCTCGCCATCATTCTCAGGAGCCACCCCGAGGCAGAGGTGGTCCGCGTCTCCAGGGTCGTCGACATCGTCGTCTAGGCCCTTTACGGACCACGGCGCGCGGGCGTAGGGTGCCCGTCGGGGTGGGACCTCAGAGGAGACTACCTATGCAGCAGAAGAACCACAGCGACACGGTCATTGGTCTGCGCCAGAAGGGCACGGACAACTGGGCGTACCTGAGCAGCGCCGGCAAGGTGGTGTTCGGGCCGCTGAGCGCCCAGACGCTGTTCTACGAGACCAGCACGGACGCGATGTCCAAGGCGCAGGGCCAGCAGAACATCGAGCAGGTGCCCATTCGCCGCAGCCTGGAGGTTCTCCAGACCGAGACCGTGTAGTCGTACCCGGACCCCCGATCGGGGCCGGGGGTCCACTGAACAATTCGCTTTACACCATGGGCCAATGGGCGTACAAGACTTGGGTCACCAGCCGAGGAGACCCAGTCATGGCCAAGCAAGACATCGCCGAGGCAGTCGCCAGTGCCATCCGTGAGATGGGCGTCCGCGACGTCAGCATAGACCGCAGCCGCCGCCACCCGCGCGTTCTCTGGAGCGAGGCGGGCGGCCAGCGCCGGGGCATCATCACCGTCCCCGGCTCCGCGAGCGACCACCGCTCGCTCCTGAACAACGTCAAGATGGCCCAGCGCCTTGTGCGCCAGGCACGCACAAGGTAGGAGGTATCACGTGACACGGACCCGCGCCGCCCTCATCGTACTCGCCGGCATGGCTGGCTTCTACGTCTTCATCTTCCTCTTCACCGCCGTCGCCAGCTAGGAGGCCACATCATGCGCACTGCCGAGTACTGTCTCGTGACCCTTGTCGGGGTCCTCATCGCCCTCGCCGCCATGTCGGCCATCGCCCACTCGATCAACGCTGCTTTCGCCCGGTCGGAGGCCACTCTCCAGACGCGCTAGTCCGCCCCATTCGCGCGCCAGACCGAGGCCCCGGCTCCCACCGGGGCCTCGTTTTGCGTCGGCCGTGGATCAAGTGACTTTACTTTTTGACCCATCCGGTGTACAATTGGACGCCCGCCGAGGGCGTCGGTCACCTGAGTGACCGGCTCTTTGACAACGTGAGGAGACTGGTATGACTAGCGAGAAGACGCGCGTGTATCTGGCGAAGACCCCGAGTGCCTTCGGGTACTGGGGCAAGCACAAGGATGGTGTTCACCACGCCATCGCACAGTGCTGCGACAGTGGCGCCAGTCGGTTCGGCATCTTCGTGGTGTACGAGGGTCCGGAGAGCATGACCTGCTGTCCGGTTCGCGGTGATCTCCTGTGGGACATCGACCCCGAGCTCCCCGACGACAAGCCGACGCTTGACGGCATCTACACCGCAGGCGGCATTCACCTCGCCGACAGCCTCGCCGGACTGGCCGAGGATGTTAGGAGGGGCCGCATCGAGCCTGAGGAGTACGCCCTCGACCGCGACACGGTCAGGTCACTGAAGGCCCACCACGCCGACTGAGTACCCACTCCACAAGTACCGACCTGACGAGGCCCCAGTCCCAGCGACTGGGGCCTCCTTCCTGGTGGAGGACCGGTGGTGCCGCGTTCAGACCCTCCGCCTTCAGCACTGCCGCATCCCAGCCCTCATGAATCCACAGCTCGTCCGACGGAGGCCCCAGCAGGGGTCCGCCGTCGTGCCGGCGTCGGGTCACGACGAAGACCCTGCCGCCCGAGCGACATCGTCTCAGTATCCACCCCACCTGCTCAGGCCTGAGCCCCACACTGTGGGACTCAGTACTCTTGAACTCGAGCCAGCCCTCGGCCCCGTCTCCGCAGTAGTTGCTGTCGGGCACCCCCCGCCCAACCACTCCGAGCTCGATGGCCTGCCAGTGCAGGTCAGGAAGCCGACCGTGGAAGAGCGGTCGGAGGCCGTCGTCAGGCCGCGACATAGGCGGGGGAGGGCTGGTCGGTGCGGAGGAGATAGCCTCTGCCCCAGACTGTGCCGATCACCCAGGACAGCTCCCCGAGTTTGCGGCGGATCTTGCAGACGAAGACGTCGATGATCTTCTCCTCGGGCTCGTCGCGGCCACCGTACAGGTGGTCCATGATCTGCTGCTTGGTGCAGACGCGCCCGGCCCGCATGGCCAGCAGCTCGAGGAGGAGGTACTCCTTCTCGGTCATGGCGATGGGCATGCCGCCGCCGACCCCGACCCGGAGTACTCGCATGCGCTCCTGGTCGACGATCAGCGGGCCGACCTTGAGGATGCCGCTGCTGTGTCCGTGGGAGCGTCGGGCCAGGCTCTTGATGCGGGCGACCATCTCGTCTCGCGCCCACGGCAGGTCCAGCACATCGTCGGCCCCGTCCCAGAGCGCCCGCGCTCGGTACTCGGGCGTCGTCCTGTCGCCGAGGAGGATGATTGGGATGTGGACCCGGCAGGCCCGCAGACGGCGGATGAGTTCGCAGCCCTCGAAGTCTTGGAGACCCGGCGCGACAATGGCCACCTCGTAGGGGTCGCGGACCAGAATGCTGATGGCCTCGTCCCCGTCCTCGGCGTAGTGGACGACGAGCTCGTGGTTCCGGCACGTGAGTACCATCTCCAGATATCGATCATCGCAGTGGTCGACGTGCAGTATTCTCATGGCCCCGCCCCCGGTGGTCCGGGCCACTGTACCGTGCAGAGCGACCGATGGGCTAGTGACCACGTGCGCTCCTCTCCAGAGAGTCTGCCGCTTCCCTGAGCTGGACAACCCACTTGAGCAGGAGCGAGCGCCGGGCTCCGCCTCTCTCCCGCGCCAGCGCCTCTCTCCGCCGATGCGAAGGACTCTCTCGGTGACGCCGTCGCTCATGGTGCTTTACATTCTGGCTCATGAGGTGTATGAGCCGGTACAGCATACTGCCAAGGAGAGCCGATATGCCGAAGATCGAGACCCGCCTCAACGCACTCACCAATGTTCAGCTGGCGGCTGTGTACAATAACGTCGCCGACCGTCAGGTCAGCAAGTTCAGTGACCACTCCACCGCCGTCAAGCGCACACTGACGGCGCTCGAGGCGAAGGGGTACGACTTCACCGTCGACGATGACGGCGCGACCGTGACCGTCGGCCCGGTCGGGACCCTCGCCCCGGTGCGCCGCGCCCGCGAGGGCGACGACCGCACGATCACCGTGGTCGCCGACAGCAACCCAAAGGCCAAGGGCTCCAAGTCCGCACGGCGGTTCGGGCTCTACAAGACCGGGATGACTGTCGGCCAGTACGTCGAGGCCGCCAGCAAGATCGGCGGCGGGCGGCGCAAGGCCATCCGCGACATCACGTGGGACACCGCCCACGGCTTCATCAAGCTGGCCTGACCACACACCACCACTCCTACGCGAGGGTCGCCCTAGCGGGCGGCCCTCATTTTTTGTGCCTCCTCGTACATGTACTTGGCTCGGCCCCAGTCTGGGCCGTGCACGTTGTCCACGCGGACGGGAACCAGGAGCGGCACCACGTCCCTCATGATCTCTGCCGGCCTGTCAGCCTCCCTCTGCGAGGAGGACGAGAAGCACAGCTCGTCGTGCATCTGCAGAATGGGGAGCAGTCCCTCCCGGGCACACTGCAGAAGCGCCTTCTTTGTCTGGACAGCTGCACCGCCCTGGATTATTGAGTTGCCCGCCTTGCGGGTGTCCGCCCGGCGCAGGCGCTTGCCCCGCCACGGGTGATCCTGGATGGCCTGTCGCTTGTGGGCCTCCTCGAGACTGCAGGGCGTCATCATGTGCCCGGCGAGGCGGCCCTCCTCCCACTCCTCCTTCGGTATCCAGGACGCCTCCCACTGGTCGAAGCGCCTTCTCCTGCCGTCCAGGAGGCGGACGTATCCCTTGCGGTCAGCCATCACCTTGCAGCGGTCGCCCAGCTGGGCGACGAAGGGCAGCTTCTCGTCGTACGTGCCCATGGTCTCAGCGGCCTCTTCCAGGGACATGCCGGTCATCAGGGCGAACTTGGGGATGCCCGCGCCGAACGCCTTGGCGAAGTTGCAGTCCTTGGCGCGCTTGCGGCGCAGGCCAGTCATCTCAACGACGAGATTGTGGAAGTCCGCGTCCTCGTGCTCCTGGTAGTAGGTCACGGCCTCGTCGGCCTTCTTCAGTCCCAGCCGAGCCGAGTAGTGGACGATGAGCCGATACTCCTGCTGGCTGTAGTCTGGTGCTGACCAGACGCAGCCGTCCTCCGGCACGAAGCACTCCCTGATCATCGTCCCGATGTCGATGAAGCCTGGCGTGTAGTCGCGGTGGTCGGGATTGGTGCGGTCCGGCTCCGCCCTGTTCATCTGCTGGAGAGGGGGATTGCTGTACGAGAACCGGAACGTCCGCGTCCCGCCCTCCTCCGAGCGCAGCTGGTGAATCTCCGCGTGGATGCGACCCCGGTCCAGGTGCTCCATGATGTAGGTGCCGATGAACTTCTCGGCCCCGTCGTGCAGCGCCCGTGCCTGGGCTATGTGCCTGGCCGCAGGGTGGGCACATCTCTCCAACCACTCCTTCTCAAAGCTGCCCTGCCGCGTCTTGGCTGTACGGGGGAAGGGAACGCCGAGCTCGGTGAACGTGTGCTCGAGCCAGATGGGCGATCGGACATTCTCGATGGTGACGCCTCGGCGCAGGCCGAGGATGTCTGTCAGGGCCGCAAGTTCCTGCACAGCAAGCTGCCTCAGCCGCTGCTGATTCTGCTCGGCCCGGTCGACGTTGATCGGTATGCCGCGCCGCCGCATCTCGAGTACGTGCGGGGTCAGCGCACACTCTAGCTCGTATGCCTCAACGAGGCCATTGGCCTCGAGCTGCGGCAGAAATCTCTCGGCCAGCATAAGAGTCGACACGGCGTCCTGCGTGGCATAGGGACCGACGTACCGCCCGGCCAGCTGATGTATGTGCTCCTTGACGCGCTTCGGATTGCCCCCGCAGGCGATCACGGCCTCTCGCAGCAGGGTCTCGTCCTTGCCCGGGATGCCCTGCCACTCGCAGAGGGCGTCCAGGTTGTAGTAGGTCCGGTTCTCGTCGAGCAGGACGGCCATCGTGTGGACGTCGTCGGGCTGGTCGGGCCGCACACCGGTCCATCCCATGTCGTACGGGCCGTTCTGGAAGACCACTCGGCAGCGCCGGGAGAGGTCAGTGAGCCACGCTCCGACGACGTCTGGGTCGAAGCAGCCCGGCGTGTCCGGATGCCTGATTGGGGCATAGCCGTCTCCCCCCGCCCATGCCCAGCTGACACCGCAGAGCCAGCCGTCCTGGTTCACCCAGCTGGGGGCCTGACCGCGCTGGAGGCCCCGGTCGCAGGTCTCGGTGTCGATCGCCACGAGTGTGCCGTCAGGTACCACTGGCAGGCTCGTCGGTGCCACCCAGTCAGAGACCGGAGGGAACATGTCCGTCTGGTCGAAACTTGGCTGGGTGCGTGACATCAGCTCAGTGTGAACTCAGTCTTGTCCCACGAGACAGTCATCTCGAGGCCGAGGAGAGCCGCCGTCTCCCTGACTACTCTGGCGAACTCGTCGCGTCTGTCGTCTCCGAAGCCTCCGAGGGTCACTGGAATAGTGGCACGACGCGGCGAGGGGCCGGTACTCGCCGTCTCGTCGCTGTCCTGTGTGACCTCTCCAGCGACTCTGGTGTGTGTCCAGGCTGGGGGGGCCTTAGAGCAGAACCGCTCGTGCGGGTGGCCGGGAGCGCAGTCACACTCTTCGCAGTGCGCGGCGTGGTGTCCGCCGTCCTCCGGGGTGCCGGGGACGAAGGTGGGAAAGACCTGGAGACACTTCTTGTTCTGCTCGTCCACGTACTGCTCGGCGCAGACACGGCCGCAGAAGAAGTGTCCCATGGTGCTGACGCAGATGTGGTCCCTGGGCTCGCCGCAGTGGTCGCAGTAGAGGAGGCCCAGCTCGACTCTGACCTCTTCGATGGTCTTGATTGGCATGGGTCTCTCGGGCCCGTGCGGCCCGACGCCGTGGCTGGTGCGGCATTCGGCCTCGGTCAGAATCATGTAGTTCATGACGTCGCGGACGCAGGCCAGGGCCGAGCCGTCTGCGCCGAACGGGTCGGCTGCTATCGCAGCGAAGATGTCTCCGCCGTGCCGGGCGACGATTGTCTCCAGCCGGTCCCAGGGACGGACGACAGTGAACCAGGCACCAGCGCCGCCCCGGCGCTTCCAGCTATCCTTGTATGTCTGGCTCTTGTCCTCGATCAGTCCGACAGCGTCGTCCACGACGTCGCGGAGCCGGGCCATGTAGCGCATGTCAGTCATGGTGTCCTCCTGCGGGTGCAGAGATACCGGGCGACCCTCTGGCGCTCCGATGCACTGAAGTGGGCCTGCTCCATGAGTGCGGCGTGCAGGTCCCACATTCTGCCTACGATTGGCTCGGCAAAGTGGCTGCCGAGCATCATCTCGTCGAGACCGAACTCCCACATCTCGATGACGTCGCACAGTTTGACGCGCCTGCGCCAGTGCTCGTCGACGCGCAGGTGATCGGCAATGCCCATGGCCGTGGCGGCCTCGACCTCCAGCCTGTCGTGCTCCGACTTGAGCAGTGGGTTCTCCGCCTTGATCGGGTACGGGGGGTCGCCGGTCGCGACCTCGGGCGTGTCGTGGAACTGGGCGAATAGGATGGCCGTCACGGGGGCCATTGGCCAGATGGACACGAGAATGCGGACGACATTCCAGCTGTGCTCGGCCACGGTCTGCGACTGGATGATGGGCCACGTGTGGTATCTCTTGACCGCTCCGCCCCGGCGCGGGTCCGAGCGGACAGGGTCAAGCGTCACGGGCCGCCCTTGCCGTGGCGCGACGCTCGAGCCACTCGACGCAGGCTCGTCTCCAGTCGAGGAGGAGGACTTCTCCTGCACAGCTGTCCGCATTCGCGTAGTCCTTGCTCTTGAAGCTGCGGTATGCCTGCCGCATCATGATCAGTGTGCTGATGCCGCGCGAGGAGAATACGTCGCGTCGGTCGTCCGGCCGCCCCACCTCGTCCGAGCCGTCCCAGAACGCCTCGACCTGTCGGAAGAGCTCTTCCGCTGGCACCTTCTTCGCCTCGTGGGGATTGAAGAGCGGGTCGGCCCGGAAGCTGGGGTCCTCGTACATCGTGAGACCTACGGTAGGCCCTGAGGCGTCCTGCGGCATTGGGCCCAGTCCCCGACGGGTGTACAACCGGGGCTCTCCGACCTTGTCCAGGGTCTCGCAGTAGGCGTGCAGATTGTTACTCCACTGGTACATGTGGCCGACGGAGCAGCCTATCGCCGCCGCCACGAACTCCTGCAGCACGCTGAAGTGCACGGCGTTGGCGCCGTAGGCTCCCCAGATGGCGTCATTGGAGCGATTGAAGATCGTCATGTCCAGGTCGTTCACTCCCATGTTCCACCCACCGCCCGGTCTCCGCCGAACGCGAAAGAGACACTGGGTATTGCACGGGAAGTCCAGGCCCTGCTTCCCGAGGTCGCTGACCGGGTCCCACATCTGCAGGACCACGCGCCGGTCGCCGGGATTGGCCCTCAGGAGCTCGATGACCTCGGCCAGCTGGTCTATGTTGGGACCGTCCTCCTGATGCATGCAGCTGTGTTCGCTCATGTCCTCAAACCAGTTGCGCCAGCGCCAGCCGTAGGCTCCATGGTATGTTCGGCCGTCGTCGGAGTACCGCTTGAGCCCGGCGTTGAACGGCTCGAGACTGGCCACGTCACCGCGTCCGGCCAGCATCCAGATGCTCTCCATGAGGTGGAAAAATGGGTTGGCGTCGCGGACCGGGTCCAGTAGGACGCGCTCGTACGGGCGCTCGTAGATCGTGACGACTGGCCACGGGATGACCAGGGCCGGGCCGTTGCGCGTCTCCTCCAGCTGCCCCTCGCGGCGGACCAGCTGGAGACCCCGAACGTAGGCCTCCTGGACATTGCGGACCTGCAGACTACTGAACACTGGCGCTTCCTCCTGCATTGAGCATACACTCCCTCTCGCTGCGCCGCTCCAGCGAGGCCAGTCGCTCAGCGACCATGCGGTGCAGCTCACGCTTGTGGGCCGACAGTTCTACAGAGGTCGCGGGCGTCACCTCGGTTATTCCGGGCCTGCTGATGAGGGTCATTGCTGCGGCCACGCGGGTCAGGAGCATGTCGACAGTCAGCGCCGCCACCAGTGGCATGGCCGTGGGACAGAAGCCCTCCTCAGTCGCGTCGTGGGCCATGGACATTGAGTACTCCGTCGCCATGGTGTAGAGCCGGGTGCAGACGTCCCCACCACGATGCCGAAAGCACTGGCAGTCCGGCCACTCCTGCTCTCCGATGTGCTCCCTGATCTGGTCCTCGTCCATCAGCGCATCCCCGCCGCCCGCTTCCAGTAGATGGTGACTTCCTTGCGGGTGCCGAAGCCCTCGCGGTCGGTCTTGTTGACCTTGTCGCGCAGGCGGACGAGACGCTCGCCGTGGAGCTCCTGCAGCCGCCGCGCGCTGGCCTCGTGGAGATCGTGGGTCCGGTAGGTCGAGCAGCCCCCCGCCATGCTGGTCATGCGCTGGCCATTGGCGTAGTAGAAGAGGCAGCAGTTGCCGTGACCGGCGCGGAGGAGTTGCAGCTGGAGGTCGAAGTCCTCCATCACCTCGACGCGTCCATGCTCCATCTGGAGCCACTCTAGCGTCCGGCAGCCGAACATGCGCATTACGCGCGTCGCGACCGCCACCATGTTCTCGTCGCGGGGGCCTCCGACGCCGGCACGGTTGTTGCCCTCGCGTGACGATATGCCAACTGATGCATACCGATCAAGCCAGTGCTCAATCTCCTCGAACATGTGCCAGGCGTCGCCCTGGTTCTGGGCCGTCAGTCGCCAGTCCTCCGGCGACCGCCGCACCAGGAAGTCGATGTCGTCGTCCATCATGACGAACTTAGCCTCACCGCGCGAGAGGGCGTCCAGACCAATCCAGTGCCGCGTCGGCCCGATGCCCCGGACGTGGGGCGGTGTCTCGATCACAGAGAACGTCGGCCATCCCATTCCCCTGAGGACGGCGTCGTACTCCTCCATCTGGCCGTGCGGCACCACAAAGTGGGTCTGTGGCCAGAGCACCCTAGGGATGCGAGGAAACGGACCCATGTTGATGTTGTCTCGGGTTGCGCGAGCGTGGGACGGGATGTACAGTAGCACGGCAGCATGTCTCCTCGGTGGCGGTCACCACCCTATCCTCAGGCGTCGGCGGGCACTAGCCCCGTGGGCTGGGGCCAGTAGTAGGCCACGGCGGGCTCCTCCTCCCAGCCAAACATTCTGTAGTGGAGCGGGTCCTTGGCCAGAAGGGCGGCCCGGTGTGAGGCGTGAAGCCGCTCGTCCCCGAGCCAGGACGGCATGACAATACTGGCGGGGTCGGGGGAGAACTGCCTCCGTTCCCCGGCGTAGCCTCGCCTGTACCACTCTCGGAGCATCACGTCGTGGTAGAAGCGGAGAGCCACCTCGTGTCCCTGCCACATCCGGACGGCCGGATGGTTGCGCCAGCCACCCCCGTTCTGCATCGCGGAGAGTATCTGGCGGGCCTCGTTGACCTGCTGGTTCAGGCGCTGCCTGTCCAGCACCATGGCCGAGTTGGCGAAGTTGGGGTATGGGAGGAAGGTCTGCATGTGTCAGACCCGCGCGCCGGGGGCAACCGGACGCGCGGGCCTACTCCTTGACTTACGAGATCGTGACGGGAACAGTGGCCGTGAGACCGCCGGAGTCGGTCACGGTGATCAGTCCGGTCTCGGCGGCGGTAGGGGTGCCGCTCACGTTGCCCGAGGAGTCCACCGAGACGTCGCCCAGCGAGCTGCTGAAGCTGTACGGTGACGTGCCGCCAGTGACGCTGAGCGAGACGGTGATGCCAGCGCCGACGGCACTGCTGATGGCCGCCGGAGAGACGGACACGGCAGGTGGGGGCGGCGGGTTGACGGCGTCGGCCACCTTCTGGAGGCCTGCCTCAATTGCGGTCAGGCGTCCCTGGGACGAGGTGTCGTCTCCCTGCAGCGTCAGGACGGCGGCCTTGGCTGCGGTGTCGTCGCTGTCGAGGCTCTGGAGGTGTGCGTCGATTGCTGCAAGATGCTCGTCGAGCGCGGGGCTGTCCCCGCTGTTCTTGGCGGCGATGGCGGCGGCGATGCGGTCAAAAAGGTCCACGAGTGTTCTCCTCAGTGAAGGGGGGTTGTCTGACGTGATGTGCTTCACTGCCCACATCACGGCCTCCTCGGTCTTGGTCTTGGCAATCGAGACCTCTCTCGAGCTGCCGAGACTGTCGATGAGTTCATGAAACAGTATTCCCACGTCCTTGACGCGCTGCATTGCCAGCTTCTCGTCGTCGCTCAGGACTCGGTACTCGTGGCGCATGACGTTGTTGACTGTTCGCTCGTCCGACGTGCTCTCAGGCGGCATTCTGCATCTCCTGCTGCTGTGACCAGTGCACGAGCTCCGCCATGAAGATGGCTAGGAGCTCCCTGTGCAGCGGGTCGTTGAAGAACTGGTTGAGGCCGGACGGATGCGGCACCTTAGCCAGCCATCCGTTGTGCCCGTCTGGGGTCCAGACGAACGGACCAGCCAGCTCGTGCTCCGTCCCACTCCTCATTACGGAGTTGACCGGTGCCCCGAGCATCACAACCGTCCGGCCTCGGAGCTCCTCGCGCAGGGATGGGGCGCGCTCCCTCGCCGCGCGAGTGCTCCACTGCTGCCCGTCGAGCACGTTGCGGCGCTCGAAGACAGACAGGTACGTCCTCTTGTCCAGGCCCGAGAAGCGCAGCAGCCTGGCACCCGTGCATGTCGACGGGTACGGGTACAGTGCGTGCGCCGGGTCTCGCGACACGGGGTTGTTCATTCCGAGGAGGACGGGTCTCATTCCGAGGGCCCCCATCTCTCCTGGATGATCACTTTTCCAACACCCTTGACGTCCTCGGGCACGTCATACTCTGTGACACTGCTCAGGACACTCACATCGTATCCCTTGCGCCTTAGAAAATTGGCGATGACTCTTGCCAAGAAACTCTTGCCACAGGCGCGCGGTCCCTCGAGAATGATGCGAACTGTCACCTGAACCTCCCGCGTGGCCTGCCCTCGCCGAGCCGGGCGCGCTCATACTTGTCAAACTCGCACAGCGTGTGCTCGACCTCGCGCATCTCCCAGGCTGGCCACTCGAAGGGCCAGTATCGAATGTGGTCAGGGCCGTCGCCTCGCGACGCGGCGAGGAGCGCTCGCATGTGGTGCAGGGAGCTGGCCTGCGGCCTGCTGTCCCCGACCGGCACCCCGAGCAGCCGGTTGAGGCCCCGGACCGCGCCCGGCCCGGCGTGGGCCCATGTCATGGTGTCCGGTGCCCGCAGCAGCAGAGGCAGGTGTCGCAGGTCGGAGACGATCTCGTATCCCGTGAAGCCCCCGATGAAGGGATACGATTGCAGGGCTCTGTGGAGCCACTCCAGGGACATCTGCGCCGGGGCCTTGGCCAAGGTGTCGGGAATTCTTTTCCTCGCCTCCTCGACAATCCAGAGGGCTCCGCACAGCTTGTCCATGCCGTCGGGGGTCTTGACGATGTAGGAGCCGGTCACCCACGGTGCCGGACAGTGAGCACGCATGTATGCCTCGAGCTCGGGGGCTGTGATGTCCTCCTCGAGATAGGCCCATCCTGTGGGCCGGTACTCTCCGAGGCGCTCCTGGTTAAAGATCACCTCGGCTGTCTCGATGCGGTTGAATGTCCGGAAGAGAATGGTGCCCAGTAGTTGGCCCCAGCCGGGGGCGTGCGTCAGGTACTGCCTGACATTGGCCCGGAACCAGATGGTCGTGCGGTCCAGCTCGCGGAAGACATTGGTGAAGCGATAGGTTGCCAGGACGGGGTCTAGCGTCCACGGCTCCGGCCGCCCGGCCTGCCGGTCCAGATAAATCTGGTGCCTCGCTCTCGCGAAGTTGAAGAAGTCGGCGGTGCGCACGGGTTGGCGGTCTCCTCGGGCTCTCGCCCTCATAGGGTGCCGGGACTGCGAAGAAAAGGGCGGCGGGCCTCGCGGTCCGCGGCGCCCCCTCGTTGTGTGCTCACTCAGCTGGCAGTGATGTAGCCGTGCTCGAGGTCCCACTTGATGTCGGCCGCCGAGCAGCCCTTGTCGACCGCCTGCTGCAGGGTCATTCCCGCAGTGTAGAGGTTGAAGCGATCGGCCGACTTGGAGTTGGCGCGCTTCGGGTTGTTGTCCTTCCCGTAGTGCTTGCCGTCCTTGTCCTTCCCGAACGCGATCTTCTGCGTCGGAGCGCGACCGGCAATATTCTTCGGCGCGGGAGGGGCCTTGGTGGTGGTGCCGGCGTCGGCGGTCTGGGTCTGTGCATTCATGACAGAACTTCTCCTATTCTCTTCTCGCTTGTGCCACTCGTCCGTCCGCCGTCTGTCCCTGACGATCATGTCGCAGATCTTCCGGGGGTCCGAGGGAGGCTGCTTGGCGACGTCGCAGAGACGGTTCCAGATCTGCACGCAGGCGAGCTGGACACGCGAGTCGCGGGTCCGGGCGTCCGGTGCCTCCCTGATTGTCTCCTTGAGTCGCTCGCAGGCCTCCCTGTCGCCCAGCACCTCGGCACACATCCTGGGCAGGAACAGATAGTTCCAGTTCCCGGGATAGACTTCCTCGGCAGAGGACAGGACGACGTCGCACGTGTCAATCAGCGGGTGGAGACGGGCCTGCTCTGGGGAGTCGAAACCCCAGACGTCGCCCCATCCCCAACAGGTCACTGCCACGCAGGTTGGCATTGGCGGATGCACTCCTGGCGATGCGCCCGGACCATCCGGGACGCGCCCCTATTGTACCCTACCATCGCCGAAATGTAAAGTGACGCTCAGTCATGGGCCGGACCACCGTGAGCGTTTCCATGGCTCGCGTGGCCGCCACGTACCAGACACGGGCCTCGCTGTCCGGGTCTCTGTCAGCCTCCCTGTGGGTCCTCGGTGCCATGTCCGGCAGGACGACCACCTCGCGGGCCTCCCCGCCCTTCGAACCATGTATGGTGCTGAGCCGTATGCGGGGGGGCTCAGACATCTTCTCGCCCCGTCGCAGGCAGGCGCGGATGTACTCGCGGTCCCTGACGGCCATCTTGTCGAGAGCGTCGTGCCAGACGTCGGTCCGCAGCAGGCCGCCCTGGGAGACGAGGTCCTGCATGGTGACCAGCTGGTCACGCTGGAAGGTGCGGAGCTCCTTGTACCCGCGCGCCACGCCCACGCCCGAGGACATCAGTTCGTAGACGCGGACGATGTCCTCCACCAGCTGGGGCCTGCCCTTGCGCAGGCCCTCCCAGGCCAGGAGGATGCGCCGAGTCTTGTCGCTGATTGAGCGATGGTCGCCGCGCTGATACATGTAGCCCGATGCGTGGATGTTTCGGCGCACGTCCTCCAGAAACAGCGAGTTGCGGCCCAGGACTAGGATGTCCGGCTGGGACCAGTCGATGTCCCGCATGCCGACCTGCCGGACGGTGCCGTCCTCTGCCCGTGCCGCCCACTCCTTGGGGCGGCGGTGGCGTACCTGCCCAATGACGTTGTTGGCGATCCTCTGGACGCTGCCGGGCACACGCCAGCTCTGGTGCAGGACGCGGACCTGTCCCGGCAGGTCGACGAAGTAGTCCACGGCGGCCCCGGCCCAGTTGTAGATTGCCTGATCGTCGTCTCCCGCGACGACGACTCGCCGGCATCCCTGGGCCAGCTTCTCGACCACGCGCCACTGCAGCATGGAGAGGTCCTGGGCCTCGTCGACCAGCAGGAGTTCGAGCGGGGGCCGCCAGCCGGTGTCCACGTATATCTGGAGCATGTCGGTGTAGTCGTGGAGAGATCTGGCTGCCTTGAACTCAGCCAGACCTCTCGCCACCCTCTCGACCTCCCACCAGGAGAGATCGTCGTCGTCCTCGTCGTAGAGGGCGCGCAGCTCCATCGAGCGTATTCTGGCCTTGTTCTCCATCTGGAGGATGCGGTCGCCGCGCTCGTTGCCGAAGAGCATGCCCTCCTCGCCGAACTCGCCGCTCCTGCGGCTGCGCTTGGACGTGACCTTGACGCCAATCCAGTCCGCGAACTCGACCACGGCCTCGCCCTCGAACACGTCGCCAGAGGTCATTCCCAGCGCCCGAAAGCAGAGGGAGTGGAGTGTCCGGAACCAAGTGAAGCGGTCCTTGTCCAGACCGAACTTCTCGCGGGCGCGGTCGCGCGCCTCGTGCGCCGCCCGGCGCGTGAAGCTGACGAAGCCGATGTGCTCCGGCGCGGTGCCTCGGGCCAGCTCCTCCTCCACTATGCCGAGGAGCGTCGTCGTCTTGCCCGTCCCCGGTGGGCCGAGGACTATCTCAGGATTCATCTGGCGGCACGTACATCACGCAGAGCGGAGAGCTCCCTGCCTCGTACCTCCGGCAGAGGTCGGGTCGGTTGTCGTACATCGTGCAGCGCCCGTCCTCGCCCAGTGCAGAGCACGACCACTTCCAGGAACTGTACGTCCTGCCACTCTCCGCGTCCGTCCACTGCCCGAGCCTCTCCACAGGGTGGAAAGGGGCCTCGCTCTCTATGTGCGGGTGGACCGCCTTGAGAGGGTCCTCGTCGTCCCAGAGAGTTAGGTGATCACCATCACTGATCCTATTGAGGGAGAAACCCCTGCAGCATGCACCGGGCTGTCGGCATGTGTCGCAGAGACTCACGACGAGCAACTCCTGCACTTGTGCTCCCAGACACCATCGTCAATGCGGTGGGCCGTCCAGCCCTCGGCGTGCATGTTCTCGATGGCCTCTCGGAAGCTCTCTGTCCCGGTGTCCAGAACATCGTTGCAGTCGTCACACTCGAAGACGATGTTCCCGCAGTCTCTGGCCAGTGACACTATATCACCTCCTCGCCCAGCTGGGGCAGCTCGTGCTCCTCCTCCTGGGTCTCGAACAGCTCGCCAGGCAGCCAGAACACGTTGGTGCCGCGCCCCTTGATATTGAAGAAGTGCTGCCCACCCTTCCACTCCCGGATGCGGTTCGTGATCTGGGTGCGCGTCATTCCCCGGAACTTCACCTTCTCCAGGTACTCCTGGATATCGCGGATGCGAAAGTAGACACGCCCGGTCTCGTCGTGCCAGGCCTTGCCGAGAATGAGCTCCTCCTTGGTCTGGGCCTGCTGCCTGTCGGTGCAGAACGTCTCGATGTGCTCGAACAGCTGGCCCCGCAGCGAGACCTCCGGGGGTGCCTCGATCACAGTGAGGTTCTCCATGAGCCCCTGGATGGTCTGGTCCCAGGTCTCCTTCTTCATGATCGGGACCACCACGTGGATGGCCTCCATGCACTTGCGCTGGAACCGGCTCGGCTGCTGGAGCTCGTCGGTGCTCAGCTCTATCCGCTCGCCGCCCACGTCAAGGAACCACGTCGGCTCGTCCGTCTGGACAACCGACAGCGAACCCATCACCGGCAGCGTCCCCCGCATCCCGACACCGAATTTTCGGGTCCGGCAGAGACCGGCGTTGCAGTGATTGGCGAGGGGCATGTCGGAGCACTTGTACTTGTAGTCCTTGGTGCGGAGGTTCTTCACGATCCCCAGCACCTCGGTCGCCGGGAGCGGGGGGGAGAAGTGCTTCTGGTTCATCTCCTCGATCATCTGCTCCCAGCGGTCTGGGTGCTTCTTCTTGAGGAACGTGCCGAGGGCGAACAGCCCGTTGTTGCGCGTCCCCTCGGGGAAGCCCGTGGTCGTGAGGTGCTGAAGACAGGGCGGCCCGTCGCGGAACTCTCCGCCACCGCCCGAGGAGGCCCTCAGGGAGATCATCTCGTCCGGCGTGACGGCGGCGGCCTCGGACCTTGCCAGGAACTGGCGCAGCGTCAGGCCTCTGCCCTGCTCGTTGACGCAGTAGCGGTCGGTCTCGTCGCCTCGGTAGTACGGCATGTTGAGCCAGTTGCCGAGGTCTCCGCTCTCCACGAGCACGCGGGTCTGCTTGGGGAAGATCTCCGAGCCGCCGAAGCCGAGGTGCGCCGCGAGGTCTCGCAGCTTGGCCTGGATCTCCGCTGCCGGCACTGGGGACGTGACGAAGAGAAACAAGTGCGCGCCGCCAGACTTGGTGCGGCAGAGCATGAGCGGCAGCCTCTCCTCATTGAGTTTCTTGACCACTGCGCCGTGGTCGATGTCGTAGCGATCCACGTCGATGCAGCCCCAGCGGCATGTGTTGTCGCGACGGATGGGGATTATGCCTATGGGCCGCTCGCCGCTGAGGTGCTGCTCCCAGAGGTCCTCGGTGACCGGCTCGCGAATGGTGCGCGCCGTCCCCTTGATCTCCAGCTTGTCGTGCTTGTCTGGATTGCGGACGGTGTCCCCGTGGGTGCCGTGAGCATCGTCGTAGCCCTCGAAGAGGGCCATCATTCTTCTGGCCTCGTCCTGCACCTGTCATCCCCATCACGCGCGCCGACTAAGATGGAGACCGGGACCCCTGCTGGCGGCGGCCCCGGCCTCCCGGAGGAGTTCTGCTAGAGAACCTCCTCGTCGATCGCGCTGCCCGCTCCTCCGCCGGAGTCGTCGGGCTGCGAGGTCTTGACAGTACCGGCCGCGACCTGCTGGGCGAGATCGCGCGCCACGTAGTACTCGTCGCTGGTGACCCAGGGACCCTGCGTGATGTCCCAGACGAACCAGTCGTTGTTGTTCTTGGACACCAGCTTGGTGCCGAAGTGGTAGTAGACGGCGAACGCCGGGGCGACCGCGTTGTTGGGCAGGCGGAGGCGCTTCTTGAGACCCTCCAGCTCGCGGCTGCACTTGATCATCGACGAGGCCATGCCGATGACTGCCGGCTCCCAGTTGCCCGGAGTGCCGCCCTCGGTGGCGCTCCGCCTGTACAGGCCATAGTGGTACTTGGTCTCGGTCAGAATGTTGTTGTTGGGCAGCGTCGGGATGCGCTTGCCGGTGGCGTCCTCGACAATCTTCACGTCACCCAGCAGCGGCGTATTGTGGGGATGCTTGGCGACGAAGCCTCCGCGATCGGGTCGCCACTCCACCTGCGCGGCCTCGAAGCCGACCTCAATCCAGTCGAAGCCCACGGCGGCCGGAATGACCTCTCGGGTGACGTTGTTGAAGACGTCCCCGACCTCGGCCCCGTCGATGTAGGCCTCGTCGCGCTTCTTGACCTGTGGCGACAGGTCCTGGAGGATGTAGAGAAACGGAATGCCGACCTCGCTCGGGTCGGTGCTGACGCCCAGACCGGCATCCTCTCCCATCGAGCTCAGGAGCTCCGCCGGTAGATTGGCGGCTCCCTGCTGGACGGCGGGAAGGTTGCGGTCGAGCTCGGCGGTGTCTGACTTCTTGTTCATGCTACCTCTTCTTTCTTGGCACGATCTTGACAATGCGTCCGATGGTGGCACCAAGGGCCTTGAGAGGAAGGTCGGACCGCCCCTTCTCCCTGACCTGCTCCTTGACGAATGACGTGAGGGTCGCCCAGTGAGCCCCCTCCTCCAGCGCGACCCGCGCCTCCTCGATGCCGGCACCCTGCTCGCTTGTCAGGTAGCCCACGATCTCCTGCGCCCGCTCGAGCGAGCCCTTGGGGAGAGTCACGGTGATGGTGGTGGTGAGAATGTTGACGCCGTCCTCGTCGGCGGTGAGCCAGTCGACGCCCTCCTGTCGCAGCGAGGCCATCTCGGCCCGCTCCTCGTCCGTCTTCGCGTTGTCCGGATTGGGGAGGCCTGCCTTGTAGTAGTCGCTGAGGACGAGGTCGACGCCCTGCTCGCCGCCGAGCCCGATGCGGTCCTGCCCGACGGCGTCCATGGCGTCCACGAGGACGCGCATCTGGAGATCTGTCCGGCGCTCCGCCAGCTGCTTGGCGACTTCGGCATAGCGAGCGAGGCGCTTGTCGATTTCGACCAGCTCCAGCGCCAGCCGGGTCAGGTCCTGACTCTCCTCGGTGGTCGGGGCCTTCTGGAAGGCGACGGCGTCGCGCTCCATCTCTGCGAATATGTCGGTCACTCGGCGGTCTCCCTTGGGGAACCCCACATACCCCTCTCAGGGGCGGATGGGAAAGCCCCGTGGCCCTCGTGCGGTGCTATGCCTTTATTACGCCCGTGTGGACGCGGCGTGTGACACGCTGCGATAAATCCTGAAAAAAGTAATACCTTCAATAGCACCAGCGAAAAAGCGAGGTATTCCGGGGGTTTGCTGCTATTGAAATCGCTATTGATTTCCGCTTTACAGTCGCAAAAACCAATATCCTCAATAGCAGCTCGCGCGCGAGCGCGTATAGGAGGCCGACGCACAAGTAAACTCTCAACCATTGGGCCTCGCACCTGGGCCTTTTTCTCTGCGCCGCGACACGCTATCAGGGTCCCCGACCGAGGAGACATCATGACAGAGTTGACAAGCGACGAGCACTTTCTTCTTGACTGGCTCGCGAAGGAAGACCACTCCGCATACGGAGAGTGCAGGGGCAGGGCTCTCGACAGACTCCTCGACGCAGGTCTGGCCAGGACAGTGCACGTCGACGATCACGACATCAACTACAACCGGGTGGCCCTGACGGCGATGGGCGTGAGCCTGCTTAGAGAACTCGGCCCACATGAGTTGTCGCGCCCATGAAGTACACCCCAGCCCTCCCCCCGCGAGCGCACCAGACCGAGGGCCTGGAGAAGGCGAGAGGCCGAGAGGGCTTCGGCTGGCTCATGGAGATGGGGACCGGGAAGACAAAGACCGATCTGGACGAGACCGGCGAGCTCTTCTGCAGTGGAGACATCTCCGCCTGCCTGATTCTCGCTCCCAAGGGGGTGTACACCAACTGGCTGACCGACGAGGTGCCGAAGCACTGGACTGATGAGTTCCGCGAACTCGTCATTACAGGGGCCTGGAGAGGCGGGGGGACGCGCGCCAACAAGGAAGAGGTGAACCGGCTGTTCTCGCCGGACCCGGCGACGCTGAAGTTCTTCTGCATGAACATCGAGGCGCTGAGCCAGTCGGACCGGGCGTTCGACGTTGCGTACGAGTTCGTCAAGAGACATCAGGGCCGCGTCAAGATCAGCATCGACGAGAGCACCGTCATCAAGAACCACCAGGCACAGAGGACTCGGTCGGTCGGCCGCCTGCGGGAGATGGCCGCCGTCCGGCGCATCCTGACTGGCCAGCCAGTGCCGAATGGGCCGATGGACCTGTTCTCACAGATGGACTGGGCCGTGCCGGGCTGCCTCGGCGGCTCGTTCTACTCCTACCGGGCGCGCTACGCGATACTGCAGAAGCAGTTCTTCGGCAACTCGAAGAAGGCCGTGCAGATGATCGTCGGCTACAGGGACCTGCCCGAGCTGGCCCAGCGCATCCGGCCCCACTCATTCCGCAAGCGCAAGGAGGAGTGTCTCGATCTCCCGGAGCAGATATACACTCCCTTCCGCCATGTCGAGCTGACGCCAGAGCAGCGGCGCATCTACAATGAGGTGCGGGACAACGCCACGGCACGCATCAACGATGCGGGGGACCACGTCACGGCGACGCTGGTCCTGACGCAGCTGCTGCGCCTCCAGCAGATACTGTGTGGCCACGTGGTGGACGAGGTGCACGGGGTCCACGAACTCCCGAGCAACCGTCCGCAGGCCGCGCTCGACTGGACGGAGGAGTGCCGCAGCGGGGGCGTCGTGTGGTGCGCCTTCCAGAATGACGTCCAGCGAGTCCAGGAGAGGCTCGAGAGAGCATATCCGGGCCGGGTTGCCCCCTACCACGGCGGCATCTCCCAGGAGGAGTGCGATGTTAATAAGAGACGTTTCCAGGATGGAAGTGCGGACTGGTTTCTTGGCTCTCTTCAGAAGGGAGCTCGCGGCCTCACTCTTGTCCGTGCCTCTGACACCCTGTACTACTCCAACACCCAGAACCTGGACCATCGCGACCAGAGCGAGAGCCGCACTCACCGCGACGGACAGCACTGGCCCTGCACCTATTCCGATCTCGTGGTACCAGGCACCATTGAGGAGACCATGGTGATCCCCTCCCTGCGGAAGAAGATCGACCTCGCAACGGTGGTCATGAGCGACCCGACCCGTCGCTGGCTGGTGTAACGAGACCCCGGAACTGGAGCAGCGCCGGGGTCTCTCAAGAAACGTCTCTTAGCGTAGAGATATGATCATCCGCTCCTAGCGGGTGGCCTCGTGGTATGTCACGGCGTTCTCCCCATCCTCGAGTAAGTGGACATCTGGAGTGGGGTTCGAACCCACGGCACCCGGTTCAAGGCATGCCCGAGTGTCTTGACGTCTCTCACCATTAGGCCTCTCTGGCACCCAGTGTCCGCGCTCAGAGTAGCCTGAGCGCGGTGCGGCCACTAGGCGAGGCCCCCAACTATGTGGAGCTCGGACTTCGCGCGGGTCACCGCAACGTACTGCAGGTTGAGCTCCTGGGCCTCCTGCCACGCGCGGCTGCAGCGGGCGGGCATCACCTCGTTGAGGCCGAGGACGTGGACCCGCTCCCACTCCAGGCCCTTCGACCGGTGGACGGAGCACAGGGTCACGATCTTGCTGGTGTCCCCCAGCCGCTCGGCGTCCTCGAAGATGCTCATGATCATCGTGGAGAGCTCGGCCACCGTCGACAGACCCTGCTCCCGCGCCCGCTCGATGAGGACCTGCATGGTCTCGTGGCGATCGTTGAGCTCGTCGATCTTGCGGTCGTCGTCGCGGACCTTGGCCTTCGCGATCTCCCGCTCGTTGTGCTCCGTCAGCTTGGCCTCGAGAGCGTTGAGCGTCTTGATGGACTTCCAGCGGGTTGCCAGCTTGACGAGGCCGCTGCCGATGGCCCGACCCTCGATCTTGGCGGCGACTCCGCCCCGGATGAGGCGGAATACCAGCGAGACGAGGTACTTGTTGAACCGGCAGAGGACGGCGTCGCCCAGCTGCACGTGGTCCAGGACATCGGCGTACTGGTAGTGCTCGACGGTGCCCTCCGGCGCGGACTCGTGCGCCTGGATGTGGTCGACGTAGTTGTGGGCGACGCGGACCACCGCCTTCGGGCAGCGGTACGTGACGGTCAGGGGCAGTCGGCGGCAGCCGAACTCCTCGGCGATCTGCTCGAGCGAGTTGTTGTCGGTTCCGGTGAAGCCGTAGATCGCCTGATGGGGGTCGCCCACCGCGACGAGGCGTCCGCCGGGCCGCAGCATCTTCTTCGCGATCGCGCGGCGGGTTGGGTTGGTGTCCTGGGCCTCGTCGATGAGAACCCAGTCGCTCTGCCACTTCACGCGGAGGTTCCGGACCAGCGGCAGATAGATCATGTCGTCGTAGTCGATGCAGTCCATGAACTGTTCCGTCGACCTCTTCAGGCAGATCTGCGCCATCTTGATCAGCTGCGGGACCATGTCCTCCTTGCCCTCCGGGAGTGCCTCGTCGAGGGCGAAGTGGTCGACCATCTGGCGCCACTCGTGCTCGTCGTCGATCGCGCAGAACACGCCGATGCCCCGGTTCTTGGCCATGCCGACCATGCTGGCAACGGCGGCCTCGAGGCCCTCGAGATCGCGGCGCTGCTTCTCGAAGATCAGCTTCTCGCAGATGCGGATGACCTTCTTGTCGGTGAGGTACTGGGCATCCTTCGGGTCACGTGCCCACGGGGCCTGCGGGAAGGTCTCACGGAGCATCTTGAAACCGACGGAGTGGAAGGTCCGGGCGGCCTTGCCGCTGCGCCCGTATGTCTGGTGACCACGGGCGACCAGCTTCTCGCCGATCTCCCTGGCGATCTTGTTGTTGAAGGCCACGAACGTGACCGAGCCGACCATCCGCTCGGCACCCTCGATGAGAGTGGTGGTCTTCCCCGCCCCGGCGACGGCCTCCATGATGGCGGAGCCGCGACCGTTCTGCAGCCAGTCGAAGTAGGCTGCCTGCTGCGGCGACGGGACGAAGGTGCAGGGGGCGGTGATCTCGGCGGTGTTCACTTGCTCTCTCCTGTCTCGGATTGATGCTTGATTTAGCGGGTGACTTCCTCGTACCACTCCTCGAGGCGGCCCTCATCGTGGGCCTTGTTGGCCTCGCCGTTGATGAAACGGCCCAGTCGCGCATCCTTGGCAGTCTCGACGCGGACGTACTCGTCGATCTTGGCCAGAAACTCGGGACTGTAGGTCTTGGTCGTCAATGCAAATCTCCTCGGCCCTCCTCCAATACGCCCCATTGACCCAAGAGTAAAGCCCCTTGGTCTCGCGCGCGGTGGAGGGTAGGGTGGCGGCGGACAGGAGACCACTGATGTTCGGAATTCCACTCGGGCCGCTGGGAGCCCTCAAGAGCACCATCGGAATCATCGCCGCCATCGTCGTCTTCGGTGCCGGCGTGACAACGGCAGAGCTCAACGAGCGGAAGATGCCCTGGGGCCTCGGGCACCGGCTCGAGAAACTCCAGAACAGCGTCGCCGCGCAGGTGACTGCCGCGCAGCGACAGGGCCACACCGAGCAGCTGGCCTACGACGTCAACATCGTGAACACCAGCTGGCGCCCGGCGCTGGCACAGTGCCAGTCCGAGAAACTGGCGACCAGCCAGGACGAGGCTGGGTATCTCGACGAGATCAGGGCGGCAGGGTCCGCCAGCCGTGACGCGGCCTACCGGCTCGGCGCGGCCTCATGCAGAGGAGGCAAGAATGCGAGCACTCGTACTGGTCAGCGGGGCGGCACTACTGCTGTCGGCCTGCGGAACGACGACGTCGACCTCAGGGACACCCTCGCCGGGGCTGCCTACCGCGCCCCCACGCACTGAGACCGCTCCAGCGGTCGCTCGAGAGGCTCTCCAGGACGAGCCACTACCGCCCACGGGGGTAGGGGCCGCCGCGCTCCGCACCGCTCTGCAGAGCTTCCTAGACGCCTCGACGGCGGACGCCCTCTTCAAGTGGATCACGGTGGACGAGCCAGAGTGGGGCCGCGAGGGCTGGCGCAGGGTGCAGGAGATGCGCGGCGTGCTCCTCCAGCGAGAGACGGACACTACCCCGAAAAATAAATAGGCGCTGAGGAGAAACTCACCGCGCTGCCAGTAGTTTAGCCCGGCGAGCGGGCGTTCACTCCCCACCCCCATCGCGCCCGCTCTCCAGAGCAGGGGCCAGTGTCGTGGCGACGCTGGCCCCTAATTCTTGGGGAATGGCATCAGGCAGAGCTCGACCTCGCCGATGCGCCACTGGTCGCCGACTCGACGGTGGTACAGTCCGGGCAGAAATTTGTGGTCGCCGAATTTGTACCGCTCCATCTCGTGACAGGCCTCGACCTTGTGCCCAGAGTTGTAGAGTGCTGGTATCCTGCTTCCTGCCAGACCGGTGTGCCTTCGGCTCGAGCCGATGCCGGCATTGTAGGCGAAGTCTCCGTAGGCCGCCCACATGTAGGGGTCCTGGTCGATGTGGGGCATGAGTTTCTGCACGGCCGGAAGCCACTTTGTGCGTGCCTCGCCGGCAAGCACCAGTCCGCACTCCTCGTGTGTGTACACGTGCATGGGGACATTGGTGTCACCCCGGCAGACGGTCATTGGGTGCCCAGTGCCGATCTTGTCTCGGTACGGGTGAAGGCGCTCGCCCTCCCATGCGCTGGTCAGGCCGCACATGGCGACAACGGCAATCGCGATGGCCCCCCGCTTCCGGAGCGACGGGTCCGGGGGAGCCGGAGTGCCCTGCTTCTCGTCAGGCACTGGGCGGTGTGGAAGACTTGAGCTTGGTCATGCGCAGGGCAAGCGCGATCGAGGCGTAGATGCCGATCATCGGGCTCTGGAGCCACTTGGGCAGGACAGCGGCAATGGAGGGGTCCAGTACCGGCATGGCGGCGAAGAGAGTGTTGAGGGCGATTACTGCCAGGTGCAGGCGCACGCTGGACCACTTGAGAGCCTCATGCCAGTCGTCGACGAGGTGGGCCCGAAGTCTAGCTACTAGCTGCACCACTGTCTCCCCTGCTGCTTATCTTGGCGTCCATCTGACGCATGCCGTGCTTGATCTCGTCCAGTGCCCGGTCGGTGCTGCGGCGGTTGTCGTCGAAGCGCTCTCCCAGGTGCTTTACTCCGTCGGAGACGCTGGTGACTGCAGTTCCCACGGCCCGAAAGCTCTCGAGCAAGTCCTCGAACCTCTCGTGCTCTCGCCTGCGCTCGCTGGCCTCGTCCTCGATGCCCTTCTTGAGTTCGCTCCTGACCTCGCTGACTTTCTGGTCAGTCCACTCTCGCTGGGTGCTGATTCTACTCTCCACACCAGCCACGAGCATGTGAATGTAGGCCACGCAGGCCCCCAGCATTGTCAGCGACGTCAGTGCAATGGCTATCCATGCCGGCACAGTCCCCACAAGTCACTCCCTAAAATCACGCGGCAGCGGCCCATGGAGAGCGTAGCCCTCAATACGTTAAATTACCTATTACCAGATGATCGAGGTGTAGTTCGAGTCATTGGAGACTGAGAGGATGCTGCGGAGGACCTCCACGCCAATCCACGTCACGAGTGCCGCCGCCACGCCCCTGTGCATTGCCTCCACACCAATCCACGAGACCACTGCCCCGGTCGGCACCGTGGCGGTGGTGCGCATCACCTCGAGACCAATCCACGATGCCTTTGCCTTGGCGACTCCGGCGTGCATCGCCTCGAGACCAATCCACGAGACGCGGTCAGCCGGGAACTGGTAGCTGACGCTGCCGGGTGCCTGTCCGGTGAAGGTGACAATTGCCTGCCCAGGGGTGTAGCTGACGCCGGCATTTGCGCCATTGCCAGCGGCCCATCTGACCGCGCCCCATCCTGCGTAGCCCCAGCTCATGTACTAGGTCCCGTTGCGCAGCCACAGACTCCCCATGTGAATAATCATGGCGGTGCCAGTCGTGCTGCTGAGGCCACCAATCATCATCGGGAAGAAGAGAGACCCGTTGGCGGGGAGATTGGAAGTGGTGGTTCCGTACCAGATGTCGCCGGTGTCGAGTCTGACGAGCAGGCCGTAAGCCTTGCCTCCGCCAGGATCGAACCAGACACTAGCCTCGTACCAACCATTTGCCGCGAGAGGAATGCCAGTGTCGATCTTGTGAGCGGTGGTTCCGTCCTTCGTGAGGAATTGGATATTGGTGTCGGTGCTGTCCTTAGTGAATCCGATGATGCTGGCAGCGAGAGCTGAGGGCTCGCCAGTGCTGCCGACGAAAGTGACCGTCGTCAGACCCATGAATAGGCGTGGCCCTGTTGGCAGCTGTGACGCACCGAAGCGCATGACATACTCGCCGCCGCCCGCACCGGCAGTGGTAGAGTAGAGAAGCTGCGCAGTGGTGGCTGACCATCCTCCCTGCGCGTTAGCAGTTGTCAGCGACGTGTACTGGATGCGCGGTTGCTGCGTCAGGAAGTTGGTGGTGGCCAGAGAGACAGCGGCCCCTGTGCCGGCGACGGTGATCGCGAGACCGCCGATGATGCTGCTCGCGGAGCCATACATCGTGGAGCCACCACGCCACGGCACTGTCCCGACGTGCGGTTGTGCCTCTGCCCCGTCCGTGACGAGTGTCGCAGTGGCCGATGAGGACAGGCTGAGCTGTGAGCTGGTCGTGCTCCAGACGAAGCCGTTGGCAGGTCTCGTGATCTGGGTGCCGTTCCAGTAGCCGTAGGACTCCTCGGCAGCGGAGCCGTCGTCATAGCGAACGAGCCCAATCCAGCCGGGAGCCACAATGGCCCACCCCTGGGCACCCAGAACGGTCGCGCCCACGACGAATGCTCCGGTCCCTGGCGTCCCGGAGGCGACTGACTTCACGTTGTTGAAGAAGGGACCTGCCATCCTACTGTATCCAATCAAAGATGCCGCTGGCGCCCGGCGTGTACTGGAGAGCCCCGGCAACTGCCGTTATGTTTGTTCCGCCAGTGTCCATGTCCACGAAGGCAAGCAGGTCCTTGTTCGTGGCGGCAAAGTCGAACAAGACACAGTACTTGAAGACAATGGAGCCGCTCAGTGTCCAGCTCCATGGGGCGGCGGTCCAGTACCAGAGATTGCTGGCGCCAGCTATTGATAGACCACTGAGTGCAACGCCCCCGTTAGTGTAGCCACTCGCAGTTGCGAGTTCGGCGGTGAGGTCGGCGTAGCGTGCGTTCCCGCTCGCGCCCACGAAACTGTGGGAGAGCGCCTGTGAGTTCGTCGTCAACACGGCCTTGATCGTGCCGCTTGTCAGATTGATCGGCCCAGCCGCGTTCATGATCTTGGCGAGCGCCGCGTCGAACAGTGTGAAGTTTCCGAGTGTCGGCATCTACGAAGCCACCTTCGGACCAATGAATAGACCGTTGACTCGACTGGCCGTCCAGGCACCGCCTCCATTCGGGTCAGTCTGGATTAGCCTGTCAAAGCGCCCGTAGCTGGCTGCCAGGGCGAAGGCAGAGCCGTCACTGTTGGTGCCGGCGCTCTGCACTGAGTTGAAGAGTGTGCGCGTGGTGGCGTCCGTCTTCTCGGCAAACGACACAACATTCACGGCATCGATCGACGCCGGGGTGCTGCTCAGTGCACTCAGCGTGTAGAGATCCTTGTCGCCCACGTTCGACGAGGAGACGTAGCTGGTGTCGCCGTCCACGGTCGTCTCGTTGACTCTGCTGAAATTGGTGACACCGCTGTTCGGGACCCAGATCGCCGTGTTGTCGGCAGCCGGACGCAGGGTCTCGATGCGGCGCTCCCCGACGCGAGCCGCCGTGTCGGTCAGGAATACATCATCAAAGTAGGCATTGTTGCCGCTGCCTGAGGCATCCGGCGCAGCGAATTCGATGCCCTGCATATTGACGTTGGCCGTGGCCAGCGTGTTACCGCTGAAGGTGCCGATTTGGACACCATTTATCCACAATTCAGCAGTGCCCGTGGTCCCGTCGATCTTACCAAACAACTCAATGTAGGCCCACGTGGAGAGAGCGATTACACCAACAGCCGATGTAATAATGGCCGTGGCACCGTTGCCCCTGTAGAGTGTGACCACGCCAGTGGAGGCAATGTAAAGAGAGAGCTGCACGCCGTTTGCGCTGTCCAACACGTACGCAAATGGCTGGTTGCCGATAGCTGAGAGAGAGTCCTGCTTGTAGGCAAACCCCCAAGAGAAATTGACCATTGACGAGGTGAGCTGCTTCCGCACCGCCTCGGTGCTGCCAGTGCTGTCTGCCAGTGCGAGACACTGGCCGCCAAAGCGCCCCGTGGTCATGGACATTGATCCACCTGCGCTCGCAACTGTCCATCTGGACTGGAGACCGGTGTTGGCACCGGTCCCATTGTACATGTCGAAGCCCTCGGTCAGCAGTACGTTCACGGCCGTGTCCCCAGGATGGAGCCAATGATTGCCCCGGCCAGACCATTCAGGTTTGACGGGGCCACGATGTACACAGTCGAGCCAATGGCGACGCTGTCACCGACCGTGTTGATGAAGGTCGCCGTCAGGGAGCTGGCGGCAAAGCGCATTGTGGCGATTGAGGTCCCGACCGGGGACTGAATGTCGAAGTCAGTCTGCGACGTGGGAGCCACTGCCGTAACCGAGTCACTGTCGATGATGCGACCCTCGGAATTCGTGAGGCTCGCCGGCATCGTCCAGGCGATCGGAGAGTCGAAGGCCCCGACGATCTTACTGGCGGTCGGCACCTTCGGCCCAAAGGCGAAGCCGAAAGGCTGCGTCGTGCTCGGCTGTGTGGCGGTCAGGTCGACCCCCGAGGTGGCCCCGCTCGAGCCAACTGCGTTGACGGCAACGACGAAGTAGGTGTAGACTACACCATACGCCCCCGAAGTGTCCGTGAAGGTCGTCCCGGCCGGAGTGCCAATGCGCGTGGCGGAGCCGAACGAGCCCGACGGTCCGGCCGCGCGCCAGACCTCGTAATTCTTGACGTTGTCGTTGGCGGAGTTGGCGTTCCACGTCAGCTTGGCAAAGCCCGCGCCCGCCGACCCTGCAAGGCCCGTGGGAGTCGCTGGAAGACCACCAGAGCCCGTCCCAAAGCCGGTGCCGGCCACGGTGAGGGTGTAGGCTGTGCACGTCGACAGGTCCTGGAAGGCCTGCCCGAATATGTTGAACGACTGGAACTTGAAGTAGAGCGTCTTGCCGATGTACTGTGACGGCAGATTGTACTTGAAGATGTTGTCGTCCAGTCTGGCAAACGGCACCCCGGAGAGGTGTGATGCGGGGGAGGAGCCGTAGAGACCTCTGTACAGCTGCGTCTGGAGCGTGTAGTGGTACGTGCTCGTGAAGAGGGCGTCCTCGTACGAGATGAATTCTCCGCCGAGGTAGGAGAGTGAGGCGTAGGTCGCGGCGTCGGCCGCCGTTACGCCGACCAGTGTTCCCGAGCTCTGGGTCAGGTCCACGCCGACGCTGTGCGTCGTGTCGGGGTTGGTGCCCCCGTAGGCCGCCAGTGCTGTGGTCGTGAGGCCCATGCGAGCCTTGGAGTTCTGTGTCCCGATCTCGACATAGGACGTGCCGTCTGTCGAGATCAAGACGTTGCAGCCACCCCAGTTCGGGCTCGCACCGGAGATGGCGGCCCAGACCTGCGCGGTCGGCCCCGCCAGTGACGACGGCGGCTCGAAGATGATCGGGGTGTTGACGCTGCCGGGATCAACACCGGTGTCGTTTCCGCCCGGCGTCTGGTCCGGATTGCTGAAGCCACCTGCGTTGGAGGCTGCGACCGAGATCTGGCTGCAGGTGTACGTGACGTTGAAGTCTGAGTCCTCGTCCAAGTTGTCGATCTGCACCTGCACGAGACCCAGCTGCGGGTCCATGACATCGAGGAGGTCCATCGGCTCAAGTAGGCAGTGCGCCGGGCCGAGCTTGAAGGTGTACGTGTTGGCGCCGCGATAGGCATTGCGCTGCACCATGATCTGGACGCACTTGGTCGCGACCGACTTCTCGCAGACCTCGTGGGCCGTGAACACACTGTCCTGGAGGTCGCCGTAGAGATCGACGAGCCCCTGCTCGACATACTCGATCGGGACCGCGTTGTACTCCTTGTCCTGCCTGTCGGAGATCTCCATCTGCAGGCGGTTCTTGACCTGTGTCCAGTCCTGTCGCTTGACCAGCACCGGGTCGTCGGGGCTCTGGGGATTGCCGACGTAGTCCGCATCGGTCAGGGAGAAGGCGGAGGTCGTGTTCGGGACGAAGATGACACCATTCCCGCTGACCCCCTCCAGGGAGTACGGAATGAACTTCATCATCTCGCCATTCCACACTGGCGCAATGTTGAAGATGTCGCACCAGCGCTTCAGGATGCTGAGGCCGTTCTCCTGGCTGGACAGGTTCGGACTCATCCCGAAGCCCATCGCCGTGCAGTATGTCTCGGTCGCCGCATCGCCGGTCGTGCCGGCACTTCCCGAGGACAGCAGAGACACGGTGTCCAATTCGGCCGAGGGGAAGCCCGCTCCCCAGATGGGAACGGTCATGTAGTCCTGGATAACGAGCGCCACGTCGGCGTCCCCGAGTCCGCCCGGCGCGGTATTGTACAGGCGGCACTCAGTCTCGAAGCTGTGCTGCGGCAGGGCCGCGCTCGAGCCCAGATCGTACTTGGTTGACGCCAGATAGGCGAGGTCCGGATAGGCCAGCGCCTCGGTCGGGTGATTGGTGACCAGGTAGTCCCACGGAGCCTGTCCGTGTGTCCCGGTGAAGAGGGTCAGGTTGAGCTTGGTGAGCGTCGACGTCTTGTCGCTGTCCACCCAGATGCGCTGGATGGCCGGAGCCACGCCCTGGCACAGGGCCATGATAACAGCGGCGGTGTAGTCGTACTGACCACTCCCCTTGCCGCCTCCCCCGCCCTTGCCGCCCTGCGCACTCTGCTGTTGCGAGGCGAAGTCCCCGTACCAGATCAAGTTCGGCGACAGGCGGCACAGGCCCCAGGCCAGCGTGATTGGCATGTTACTCGAGCTCGTCTGCACCTGCAGAGAGGTGTACTGCGGCTTGGTCCGCTTTCCGCTGCCGAAGAGAAGACTCACTCGAAGCCCTCCCAGTCATAGACCCGGATTGGGTTCTCGGTCACGACCAGCTGTCGCGCCTCCGTCTCCGCGACACAGCCATCGAGCACGTTGGCGTGGATGATTCGGGGCCACTCAGTCACGATCATCCCGTGGCTGAAGGTGTTCCCGATGCGCAGCATGATGACTGAGGCGGGGGGCGGACACCAGCTGGGGTCTGCGCGAAGGCGCTGGCGCAGGGGCATCTCTCCGTTGTCCCAGCGGGTCAGGAAGCGCTCGACGATGGCGAGGTAGCGCTCCTCAGTCTGGTGCTGGTGCCAGTCCATGCTGTAGTAGCCGGGGTCGAAGTCCTCGATGGCCCCGGCCTCGGCGAATGCCTTGATGATGAATTGTCCGCAGTCCACCGATCCCTCGAGCCCCTTGACGCGGGCGCGGTGGTGGTAGGGCGTCCGCTCCCACGAGCGAGCGGCGTCGATGACCTGCTGCCTCGTCGTCAGAATGCCGTCTCCTCTGTCGGGACAAAGGGATAGCCACGGAAGTTTGCCGCGTTGCCGAGCACATTGCACCGGGTCAGGCTGCGGTCGCATCCCTCGTAGGCCGTCAGGGTGCCGCCGATCAGTGGGGCATCCTCCAGCGGATGGCTGAGGCTGATGGAGACGCCGGGCACGACGGCGCGGATTGTCCGGACCAGGGTCACGCCCGCGCCCGAGACGATGTACACGGTCCCGAGCAGATGCTCGGCGATCGCGCCGCTGAAGTTGATGACCTCAGTGGTGGAGCCTGCGCCGATCAGACCGGTCGTGGCGAACAGACTGCGGTCCAGACCACACCCGACGTCGAATATCGCGTTCTTGCATCCGGGCTGCGCCAGAATCATCGGCATGTCCCGGTCCAGATACATGAGGTTGGAGCGCACCTTGGACTTGCAGTAGGAGCGCCCGATCTCGGAGAGCTCGCCAATGCGGCCGGAGAACAGGCGTGTGCCACCCATCCAGAGAGTGGGCGCATTGCCACCGCCCCAGGCTGCGGCGAAGTACCTGTCGCGGAACAGCTTGCCACTGTCGAAGCGACCCCACAGGAGTGCCTTGCTGATGGGCAGCCCCTGGAACATCAGCGAGGGCTCGAAGTCGAGCTGGGCGGTCTGCTCGTCCACGTCGACCCCGACGCCCTGCTTCATGCGAATGCCGTCGATCTTGCCGCCCTTCGACGTGAAGGCGACCTTTACCCCGCCGCCAATGGGCGTGACGATGACGTCCTCCTTGGCCGAGCTGAGGTAGAGCGTGTCTCCGTTGGGCGCAACGAGTGTGTAGCACTCGGCGAAGATGAACTGCCGGGTCGCGAGCAGCGCTGTGACATCGCCGGCAACGTAGCCGGTCTCTGGCTGGACGACTCTCACTGTGGGATACTCCGGAAGCCCAGCTCACTGAGGTTCCACAACTTGTCCATGAACTTGGTGTACTCCGAAAAGTCCTCCAGGAAGCGGCAGACGTAGCAGTAGTTGAATGTCGCATAGACCCCGACTCCCGAGGCCGGGGCGGAGGTGAAGATGATGACGTTCGGCATCGTGATCGTGTAGTCGGTCGTCAGGGTCAGCAGGTAGCGATAGCGGACATCCACGGCCTTGCCGTGGTCGGCCGAGTTGAAGGTGTACACGCCCGCCGCAACGGTGTACTGTCCGGGTCCGGTGCCGACCGTCGCCGCGACGCCGCCGATGGTGACGCTGTCGGTCAGGTGGTAGGCCGCCGCGTGGGTCACCGTGTGCGTGTACGGACCAGTCGCCGGCACGTTGAAGGTCTCGTCCACGGCGAGGTACACGGCCAGAGTGACGATGCTCTGGTCGAGCTGCCCGATGGTCTCGTAGTAGCCCCCGATGCCACGCACCAGCTTTATCTGCGCCGTGACCCCGTCCATGGTTGCCTGGAAGCCGTCCGTCACCGAGTAGCCATCGGGGTCCTGGAACAGGAACGTGTCCCAGCGGCCCTGTCGCGCCAGGAAGAAGCCCATGAGATTGTGCAGGTCCGTGTCACCAACTGACTTCGGCAGATCAGGGAGATAGTCGTAGGTGAGCTTGAACTCCCACTTCGGATACTGGAAGTAGGACGTCGCCGTCTCGCCTCCGCTGGTGTGCTCGGCGATCTTGGTGCTGAAGACCGGCTTCTTGCTGACGTCGAAGGCCAGGCCCTGCATTGCCGGAAAGAACACGTTGCTCATGAATGGCTCCAGTATCTCTTGGAGTGCCTCGATGATGATGAGCCGGGAGCGGAGATTTGGGCTCGCGCCGTAGGCTGTCTCGACGTCCAGAAACTCCGAGCGCAGCCGAGGATTGCCGTCATAGGCCGACTCAATGACGACGAGCATCGACCGAAGATCAGGGTTGCCACCGTACGACACCTCGCTCGCAACGAGCATCGATCGCAGCAGCGGCTGGCCGTCGATGAGGGACTCGTCGGCGAGAAACTGGGAGTGGATATTGGCCATGTCATCCTATCGATTGCACCTTCGTACCTGCCTGAATTGCGTTGAGGTCTGCCGACACCCAGCCCACACCACTGTGTGGGTTGAGTTCCCAGATGTCGCGATAGTAGCGATAGCTGCCCGAGAGGTACTGGTCACCGCCCTCGTAGATGGTGCCACCGGTCTTGAGGATATTGTGCGCAACAATCTGGGTCGAGTCATCCTGCCTGTAGGCACCCCGCACCTGGACACCGAAGATGTTCTGGGCCGCCACGTTCGGGTTCATCGTGTAGAGGTCTTCCTGGCCCACGGTGCCAGAGTACACGTACTCACTGTCGTTGAGGGCGGTGTCATTGACCGCATCCCAGTTGGCCGCCGCACCGACAAGGCTGAACTGCGTCAAGTCGCCGGCAGAGATGGTCAGCTGTGTATTAACCCTGGTGTTGCCGAGGTAGTCAGTATTGTGCGACCCAGTATTGTCGAGAATGTAGATGTCGTCCATGTACAGAATGGTGGTGCTGCCGCTGGGCGGGACAAGATAGTGAATGGTGTCCCACCCGTAGGGCAGGCTGAGGACCGGAGTTCCCGAGTGCGTGTCCCCCGTGAACGAGATGACGGTCACTGTGTTGATGCGCACCTCGATAATGCCCGAGGTGTTGTGGACCTTGAGCTTGAGCTCGAACCAGAACCACTCGTTGAGGTGAAATACATTGTTGCCCGTCGTCGCGATCAGGGTGCCGCCGCGATAGGCGCGAATGACACCGTCCTCGGTGAACTCAATCGCTATCTGGTCCCCGACATTGCCCTCGGCGTCGTAGGCATAGAAGAAGTAGGAGCCACCCGGCAGCAGGGAGGCAGTAGGAATGAACAGAGCCTGACCGATGACGCAGGTCTCGGTGGTGAACCTCTGTCCCAGTGCCTGGTAGACGTTGACAGAGGTGACTCCGCCAACCGAGATCTGGCCGCACAGCCCCTTGCCAAAGCGCCCGGGAGAGGACCCACTCAGCGTGGTGGTGTTGCCGAACCAGCCGTCAGCTATCGCGTTGGCTGTGGCTCCTCCATTCGGCCAGTAGTCGAAGCCGTTGAGGTAGCGCAGCATCAGTTGAACTTTCCGTCGCGGTGGGCCTTCTTGACATAGCGAATCAGGCGGTCGCCCTCTGTTCTGAGCAGGTGCTCCATGTCGACACCCGGTCCCGGCGTCGGGTAGTGAGGCTGGTGGTACAGGCGAACGTCCCCCCGACTGTTGTCAATCTGCGTCTGCAGTCCAGTCGCCCCCGCCTGACGTCCGGCAGCGCCCCCGAGGTCCGTGCCGCCGCGCAGCATGAACGGGGAGGCAAGCAGGTCGCGCAGTGGATTGGCGATGTGCGCCGGCAGGACCATCTCCTCCTGGTGGAGCTGGGTGAGTGGGTTGCTGCCCCACGGAATGTCGAAGCCACCCTCGGCGAAGGCGAGCGGCACCATGGCCATGACCGCCGCCGATGCGCCCGCAGCAGCCTCTGGCGCGAGCGCGGGTCCGACGACCGGGATGGCTGCTGTGGAGGCGAAGGCCGCCGCCGCTGCGACCGCCGCGTCCGAGGCGATCTGTCCGGCGTTGGACATCTGCGCGCTCAGCAGCTTGGTGGCGTCCGTGGTCGTCTGGGTAGCCTGATCCTCGGCCTTGGTCGCGGTGTTGGCTGCTCGCATCCCGAGCTGCGTGGCGATGTAGTTCCCGAGCCACTCCGCGCCCTTGCTGATCCAGCTGGAGACGATGCTGTCCATGGCCTGAATTGCGGCCTGCCGGAAGGTTGCCTGCCGAGTGATCAGCTGGTTGAACATGTTGCCCATGGCCGAGCTGATCGGCTGGATAGCGCTCTTCCACTTCTCGACGTAGGCATTGACGAGCGCGTCGTTCTGGGCCTTGACCTTAGCGTTGTACTGCGCCTGCATCTGCAGCATCTGGTTCTCGTGCTGCCGCTCGAGGACCTCGATCTGTCGGTTGATGGCTGCGCGCTCGGTCGGCTTCAGCTTCTCGAGAGCGAGCTCCTGCTGCAGGGCCTGGAGCTTGATGTTGTACTCGGCGTCGGCCTCCTGCATGTCGAGCTGCAGTAGCTGCTTGTTGACTGCGTTGCGCTGGGCAACAGCCTTGGTGCTGCTGATTTGGCCGAGCTTCTCCTTCTCGTTGATCAGCTCGAGCTGCTGGTTGAGGCCCTCCTTGGCGATGGAGGTCTGGGTCTTGACATCGTCGAGCGCGATCTGCTCGTGCATCTTGATGTCGGCAATCTCCTCGGCCTGGTCCTCCTTGAAGAGGGCCTTCTTGGCCGTGAGCATCTCCTTGTGGACCTGGAGCCAGAGCTTGGAGTTGACCTTCAGGGTTGCCAGCTTCTGCGCCCAGAACTGCTCGGTGAACTGGGCCTCGTCAACGCCCCAGTTCTTCTCGTCCAGCAGCTGGGTGTCGAGGTCGTCCCGCCAGAGCTGCATCTGGTCGTTCTGCTGCTTGGGCTTCTTGGTCTTCTTGTTGGCGGACGGAGTAAAATCAAAGTCCCCCGAGCCCTTGCCGAAGTCCACGCCGCCCGACGTCCCGCCGAGAGCCTTGCCCTGCGCGGCTGCCTGGATGGCCTTGGCCATCTCTCCGGCGTCGTCGACGATCTTCTTGGTCGCCTCGTGGACAATGTTCACGACGCGATTCATTCCGGTCTGCCAGTCGCCCGCTATTGCGCCCCAGTTCAGAGTGAGGGCATCGTAGGCGATCTTCCCGAATGTTATGATGATTTGCGCCAGCACCCGGAAGCCAAGACTGACCGTCTCGACGAAGATCTTGATAGCGTCCCCGACGATGATGCAGGTGTCCTTGAACACATTGAGCACCTGGTCGGTCACGTTGACGTTCTTGGGCACGGACATGCCGAAGATGTCGGCGAAGTCGTGCCCGATGTCCGTGATGACCTCGACAATCACGTCCCAGACGGCCTTGAAGATTGTGCCCAGGAGCTCCACCACGTCGACCACGACCTTGATGACGGCCGCGATCGTCTGCATGATGACGTAGACGAGTCCGCCCTGCTGGTACGACTGAATGAACGCCTTGACGAGATCGTTGAATCCCGCGACCAGCTCCGTGAAGGCCGGGGCCAGCGCCTCAGTCATGACGTTGCCGAGGCCGAGGAAGCCCAGCTTCGACTCGTTGAGGTTCTGGGCCAGGACTTCGCCCTTGGCCACGGCATCAGCGTTCTTGACACCGTACTCATCCAGCTTCTGGTTGAGCAGCTCAATACCGGCGGAGCCCAGATTGAGGACAGGGATGAGCTCCTTGCCCGAGCGCCCGAACAGCTGCATGGCAAGGGCGACCTTCTTGGGCCCGTCGTCCATGTTCTTGAACTTGTCGGCCACCGCCTCCAGCTTCTGGAACTGGTCACGTCCGTCGTTGAGCGACACGCCCACGGCATTGAATGCCTGCTGCATGCGCTTGGACCCGGCCGCAGCATTGGCCATGTTGCGGTCCATGAAGGCCATGCCACGGGTCAGTGAGTCGATCGAGATGCCAGTCGCAGTGGCCACGCCCTGCAGCTGCTGCACCTGCGTCACGGACATGCCGAACTGCTCAGAGAGGTGGACGATCTTCTGGGAGGCCTCGCCCATATTGTTGATGAAGCTGACGACCTCGTGCACGGCAAAGGCAGCAATCGCGACCTCTGCGAAGCCAGCCATCGCGGCCCGTAGGGCGGCCACAGCCTCCATGCTGGCCATGATCTTGGCCTCGGCCGCCACGCCCACAGAGGCCACGGCCTCGGACATGCCCTTGGCGGCAGCGGCACCCCCGGTGAACGCAGACTGTATCTTGGCGCCGAGCGCCTGGAAGGTCGCGTTCAGGCCAGAGACCACGGCCTCGAGGCCACCGATCTCAGACTTGGTGGTGTTGACACCAGGAGCAACGCCAGAGGCGTCCGCAGTGATCTTGACGCCAATGTTGTCCATCAGTGCGAGACGCCCCCCTCGACCATCGCTATCAGGTCACCGAGACTACCCCTACGGCTGCCGGGCTTAACGCGAGGCTCAGGCTTCCACCCCATCTTGGCCGCATACATCACGTCCAGCGGAGGCGCGACATGTGCCCAGTAGTCCTGCATCTTGTCGTAGCGCAGGAGGTCCCACTCCTCCTCTATCAGTGTCCAGTCCAGACAGAGGCGAGCGACGAGCTCGGCGATTAGTCGGTCAAAGTCTCCGTCGAAAGGCTCGCCTCGCCCTCCGCCGCCTCGCCTTCCCCCGGCCGAGCGACCTCGAAGCCCGACTCAGTGATGAGATCGACAATGGCCTCGTTCAGACTGGCGCACTCCGCCAGCGTGATCTCGTCCTCGATCTTGTCGGCGTTCATCTCTGGGTGGTCGCGCTCGAGCGCGATGGCGAGGATGGCAATGGCATTGTCCATGGCCCCGATGGGGTCGACCTGCTTTGGCTTGCCAGTCTCCTTGGCCAGTGCCTCGGCCTCTCGGTCGAGCTCCTGGTTCCGCAGAATGAGCGGGTATGCCTTCTTGAGTTGCTTGAACTTGAGGGGGGACAGGACGAACTCCTCGCCCCCAATGGTAACTTTCGCCATGTCTCTTCTCCCAATGGCGGTTGGCAGGAGTACGCCTCCCCCGCATGCGGGGGAGGCGCGCGGTGACTCAGCCGCTGGTGCTGAGGTATCCAACAGACCCCGACCCGTTGTCCTGGGCCGAGAAGTCGAACTCGGGCATCGTGTAGTTGTCCTGCTTCAGCGGCAGGGTGAGCTTGGAGCTCGTGCAGCTGTAGAGAACGAGGGTGATGTACTTGCCCTCGTAGATGTCAGACAGGACAGCCTGGAACTTGGGCGTGTTGCCCATCAGATTGTTCGTCAGCTGCAGCGTCTTGCCACTGGTCGCGTCCGTGTACAGGTACGTGAACAGGACCGCCGCACTGGCATCTGCTGCTGCGAAGGTGTACACACCCGCCGCGACTGAGTACTGCCCAATCGTCGGGCCTGACGGCACCTGCTTGAGTGGCGCACCAGTCAGTGCGTACACGACTCTGAGGTCCATCACAAAGTGTGCCGAGTTGGTCACCGTGATGGTGTAGGTCGTCATTGCCGGAACAGTGCCCGCCTCATTGTACGCGGTCTTCGTCTGGCCAGTCGTGGTCGTCCCGCCAAAGAAGATCTGGTTGTACAGGTCGACGTCAATCTGACCAGTGCTGGCCTTGCCGGTGATCTTGGTCTTGCCGCGAGCGACGTCCAGCGGGAACTGGAACTGTCCGTACAGCTCCTTGACGTCACCCTGGAAGTCGACGTTGACGTCCTGTAGAGCACCAATACCGAGCGGGGCACCACCGCCCACGGGCATCGCAAAGAGCTGCCCCGTACCGAAGTTATACTGCATTGCTAGAGCTCCTTCACTCTTTCGATGAGGTCCGGAACTGCATGCAATCGCAGATAGTTCAGGGCCTCGGTTGCACGGGAGATGGGCGAGTTGAAGAAGTGCTCATTGCACCACGACACCACGACCTGCTCCGCCCTGCTGAGTTCCGTGTGGACCTCCGCAAGAGTTTCCTCGACGGCGTGCTCCGCCCCCGAGATAACACCAGACGCGCTGGAGTCGTCTCCAGGCGTCAGCAAGAGCTCCGAGTCGACGGGGGTAGCGGCGGCGGCTGCCGACGCTGTGGCGTCCTCCACAGGGCTCTTTACCTTGTCGTTACCCATAGTCTCTGCTCCTTAATCTACGGAACCAGTATCTCGAGCGGCACCACAACGATGCCCTGATTCTCGAGTGCCCCGTCGTACTTGGTGATCGTGCCGCTGATCTTGCAGTCGTAGACGAGGCCGCCCAGCGTGCATCGGTCGACGTACTGCTCTCCGGCCACGAACTTGGGGCTGACGACCGCCTGCAGCGCGTCCAGGATCAGGTTGTTCTCTGTCGCCGGCACCGCCTTCGGGTCCTTGCCGGTGTTCTGGTACACCATCCAGACGGCCTCGAGGCGTGTCTTGTACGGCATGCCGGTGATCTGCTCGATCTTCTCGTCCCGCTCCACCTGGAAGAAGGCTGGCTGGTCAGCGCACTTGGAGAAGTGCTGCACCCGGCGCGAGATCGTCTTGAAGGTGCGAGGCGGACTGTCCCACTCGACCACCGAGCCGAGGGCGTACAGAGCAGCAAAGATTGCCTCGCGGTTCATGTGGCCTCATCCATCCCCTGCACGACCGCCTGCTGAATCTCCTCGGCAATGGTCGGAGCCATGTCGCCGAGGGCAGAGCGCAGGAACGAGCGCTCGGGCATGCGCGAGCCGGGATGGTGGACGACCTTGGCGAAGATCTCCTGCCCGCCAATCATGAAGTGGAGCGCGTCGGCGCTCTTAGGGTAGATGTCGTGAGGTTGGGTCTGGCCGCCGTACTCGTGGATGCCAGCATACTTGACGTCGCCGGCAGAGAAGACCTCGGCCACGACGGTGTCGCCGAAGGAAGAGACCGTCTGGGTGATGGACCTGCGGAGAGCTCCGGTGACGACGTTCAGTACCTGCCCGGACAGCTTGTCCCGCTGCACGTGCGTCTGCAGCTGGATGGCAATCTCGCGCATCTTTGTCTCGAGGATGGACCTCACGGCGGCGGGCATTCGGTCCAGGCGAGCCATGAGCTCCTGAGTACCGACGAGGGTGATCCGCAGCATCCTACCACGCCCCCTGGTTCTTGTATCGCTCCAGGGTGGTGCGAATGTTGTCGCTCATGTCCTTGACGAGATAGTTGACGGTCTCGCCCTGCGCCAGCGACTGGGAGTTGAGCCCGATGCGCCCCAGCTGCCGGAAGCGCTCTCCGACAAGCTCGATGACCGCCTGCTCCAGGTCCGGGGGGACGCTCGAGTAGGAGATGAGCACGGAGGCACCCTGCTGGGCCACGTTGAAGGTGTAGTTCCCGCTGCTGTCGACGGAGTACTGGAGCGCGCCGGGCGAGGACGGCACGGCGGTCAGGGGCGTCCCGTTGGCGAGGGTGACGGCGATGTCACCCAGCCAGACGAGACTGGTCTGCACCGTGTAGGGAGCCATGGACGGCACGACCTGTGCCTCGGCGTCTGTGGCGTATCCGGCGGAGTACTGGACGCGGATCACGCTGCGCCCGCTCGGGAAGCGCCATCCGCGCATCTCCAGCCGCGTGGGCGGGCTCAGGAGCCAGCCCCCGATCGGAGGATTGCCAGTGGCCTCGGTCAGGACCTCGTTGCCGCAGAACTGCACGGAGGTGACCCCCCGAACGGGAAACTGGCGCAGAGAGATGAAGTTCTGCCCTCCGCAGTCGTACCACTCGTCGTACGGCATGACCGCGATCTCGCGCGCGATGTGATTGCGCGTGAACATCGAGGCCGAGGTGATGAGACGCTGGAGGAGTGAGTCATTGTCGCTGGAAATCGTGGTCTGGCCCGAGAGCCATCCCTGCACACTTGCCAGTCTGGTCAGGTCACCCCTCACTCAAGCCCTCACTCTGCGCTGGGCGCAGCCTCGGGGTCCTCATTGGTAACAACCTCCGAAGCGGGGTCCACAGGAGCGGGGTCCACAGGAGCGATCTCCTCGGGGGCAGGCTCGACCGGTGCCGGAGGCTCGGGGAGCTCGGCCTCGCCGCTGGCGAGAGCGGCGTGGTGGGCGTCGCAGGTGGCCTCGAGCTCGGCACGCGAGGAGTTGATGTCGGCACTGTGGTGGCCGAAGTGCAGGAGCCAGTCGAGCAGCGACTGCTTGTTCTGGAACCGGGTGAAGTCCGGCTTGGGACCGACCGGGTCCGCAGGCTCGGGCTCACTCTGCGTTGCGCCAGCCTCGTCGGCCACCTGGGTGAAGCCGTGCATCTCGAGCACGGGAATGTGCTCCCCGTTGTTGATCTCGATGTGGCCATTCTCGTCGACCTCGTACTTGTCGTTCTCGACAGCAGCGTTGGTGACGCCCTCTGGTGCCTGCATCTTCATGTCGTCGTCTCCCTTGGCGGTCTGGACTCAGGAGAGGGCTGGCGGAGCGAAGTGGACCTTTGCCAGCCCTCACCAGAGGCCAGAGGCCCGACCTTGCAGCCGGGCCTCCAGTCCCATGGGGTTATCAGCCTGCGCCGATGCCCGTGATGATGGCCATCGAGAACGGAGCGTAGTGCTGGAGCACCTCATCCGCGTAGACGCCATACTCGTAGCGGCGGCTGCGAAGCGGCCACTCGATCTGGTAGTAGTCCTGTCGGCAGAGGACCTGCATGATGTTGCCGACGTTGTTGACCGGGTACGGAAGCGACTTCGAGGTCATCAGAATCAGGCCCGGAGGGCAGTTCGGATGAATCTTAATGTCGATCTTCGAGGCACCGCCCATCACGTACTTGTTGAGGTACGCAGTGGCCATGACACCACCGACGAGCATGCCCTGCGACTGGTCGACGTTGATGCGGAAGGCTCCGTTGGCGTTGCCCGCCAGGATCTTCTTGGCAATGTCGCCCGCCTGCTGGCTGTTGACCCACATGGTGTCCGGGGTGAGCCGGAAATTGTCCCACATGTACTTCAGCGCCGCGTCGATCTGCACGATGCCGGCGTCGCCGTCGGCAGTCAGAGTTCCGCCCGCGAGATCGGCCCAGTAGGCATTGCTGCCCGACTTGGCTGCCTGCGTGAACAGGCCGTCGAAGATGAGGCTGTTCGTGCTGTTGTCGGCCGCGAATGTCGAGGCATTCTGGGTGCCTGCCGCCGCCGCCGTCAGCGTCGCTGTCGGGGCAGTGGTGATGGCGCCGAGGACCTCGTTGCCCGCCGTGCCGTAGTACCAGGCATAGGCCACCGCGCCGCGCTTGGCGGCGACAGTCGCAACGATCGAGCTCGTCGCGCCGGTCGTGACGACCGTCTGGGCCGCAGACTTCTGCGAGGAGCCACCGCCAAAGGTGTCGCTCGAGCTGTCCGCGTTCGTGCGAGTCACCGTCACCGGAGCACCGCCAGCGATCGTGGCGTTTAGGTAGCCAGCGAGCGTGAGAGCCACGACGATGACCGACCAGGTCTGCGCCGCGAGCGTTCCGCCCGTGGTCGAGCCAGTCAGCGCCGGGGTCGCCGGAATGCCGAGCTGGAGCGAGCCGTTGCCGGCAAAGATGAGGAGTTCCTCGCGGAGCATGGTCGCCTCGAGGCCGGTACGGCCAGCGATGGCGCGCACGTCGACGAGGTTCTGGGCCGCGTACTGGGCCTCGAAGTCGACGCTGGTCTCCAGGCCGATGCCCTTGTAGGCTGCGTTGTAGTCAGCCGTGCTGACTGCCTGCACACCGCCACGGTTTCCGCCGGAGACGCCGATCTCCATGTTCTGCGTGTTGACGCCGGTGACTGCCTTCCAGTTCGCCTGCGTGCCTCCGCGACCACTGACGCGCGGGATGCTGTTGCGCAGCGGCGTCAGGACCGGGTAGAGAAACTTCGCTCCCGGTTCGAGGTCGTAGAACGTCAGGCCAGTGGTTGGCGAGCCCGACTGGGAGAACGTCGACTTCGCGACCTCTCCGCCGAGCGGATCAGGAATGCGCTGCGCCTTGCGCATTGCTTCCATCAGCTCCTGAATATTGGTTTCCATGACTCAATTACCCCCATCAGGGCCATCTTGGCCCGGCTTCTTGGTTGATACACTCACTTCCTTAATGACCGCCCGTCGCCGGTGGGTCTATGCTGCATGCCCCCCAGCTGCCTGCGAGGCACGAATGGCCGCCTCGGTCAGAACTCGCCGACCATCCTGGGTCTTGCTGAGCTCTGCCACGATGTTTTCCGCCTTGGCGATGTCCATCTCGTCCGGACTGTCGTTCTTCCCAATGACATGGGTGCGCGGAGCCATGGGCGCTGGCGTCGCCTTGAGGACCTTGATCTGCTCCCCGAGCTCACCAATACCGGCGAGCGCCTTCTCGACCTCGGCCGACAGCTCGACGTTCCGATCGAGCAGGTGCTTGACCACGGGGTCCCTCTCGGCCCGCTTCTGGAGCTCGTCGGGCTCGAGGGCCTTCTCCTCATCGCCCATGGCACACTTGGCACCGAGATCGACCGCGCCATCGTGCATCTTCTGGATGGTGTCGGCATCCTTCTTGCTGTTGCGCGCCCCAGCCTTCATGAGCTCCTCGTCGGCATAGACGGCCTTGACGAACTCGGTCGCGGCGGCATTCTCGACAAGGATCTCGTTCTCGGAAAGGTAGACGTCAATCTCGACCTCGTCCCCGCCAAGGTCGGACAGCGCCTCGGCGATCTCCTCCTGGCACATGGCCAGTGCGGCCGCACCGAGCGAGCGAGCGGCGTCGGCAAGAGCGGCCGGGACACCCGAGCCATCTCCCTCGTACTCCTCCTCCCACGCGCTGCAGTGCTGCAGGTCGATCACGGAGTCGAGAACCTGGAGCGCCCGGCTGGCGCCATAGAGACCCTTCTCGACGAATGTCTCGATGACAGTCTTGGCGACATCAAGGCCCTCGGTCGGCTCGAACCGGGTCTTCTCGACAGCGACCTCCTCAGCGGGCTCCTCGCCCCTGGCAGCCTTGAGGGCAGCCTCGACCGCGCTGGGCGGGGAGACGCTCAGGGTGGCCTCGTGCGTGACGGCCTCATCACACTTGCCGAACGTCTTGCCGTCGCTGGTCTTCCAGACCTGCGCGAGACGATCACGAGCAGCCTTGCGGGCCTTCTCGGTCTCCTCGGCGGAGATCTCGGTCGCGGAGTCCTCGATCGGGGCCTCCTCTTCCTCGCCGGTGGGCTCGCCGCCCTCGGGCTGCTCGACCTTCTCGACCTCGATTGCTGCCTCACGCGGCTCGCCATCCACAGGGGCCACCTCAACCACTGGCTCCTCGACCACGGGCGCAGCCTTGGCAACAAGATCGTCGCGCGCTGCCTCAACGTGATCGGCCCACTTGGCCTCGTCGCCTGCTGCCTTGGCGAGCTCCTTGGCCCGCACCTCAATCTGCTCGTTAGTCGGGTCCATGACCGTCTCCCTGGTGATGAATTTGCGGATCTCCACAGAGCCATCCGCCTTCACGTGCTCGAATGTTGCCCCCGGCAGGCACGGCAGATCGACGATGGAGCACTCCACCGGGTCTGAGATGTACCGGGTCTTGGTTGGGTCGTTGGGGTCCTTCCAGCGCTTGACGTAGCGCCCGCCCTGCGAGAAGCCAGTGTAGACGCCCTCGAGAACCTTGTTCCACTCGGCGTCGTCGACGACCTTGGCGGCGATCTCGACTGACTTGTCCTCGTCGCTGAGGATGAACTGGGTGAGCTTGCCGGCCGCGATGGGCTGGTGCATGGCGCGGAGGTTTCCGAGCGACTTCCCGCCGCTAGTCTTCTCCGCGTTCTCGGACCATTTCTCGAAGTAGGGTTTCGAGCCATCGTAGTCCCAGATCTCTCCGGCCGCGTCCTCGGCCTCGAAGGTCATCTTTCCGTAGACGAGACGCTTCTCCTCGTCGACCTTGCAGATCGGAATGAAGATGCGCGACAGTGTCTCTGTGGTCATGGGCTCAGCTCATACCCCTGGGTCGGTTAACGAGAAGGGTCACTCCTCGCTGTCGTCCTCCTCCTCGCCGGTGTCGTCATTCACGACAATGCCCACCACGGCACACTCGCAGTTGGGGTGCGCCGGGGCGGTGTCGTCACCGCTGGAGAATGAGTCGTCTATGTCGATGTTGCCGTCTGCCTCGTTGGCGACGCAGTCCTCGCACGGGTCGGGACCCGTGATCCACGCCTTCTGGAGGTTTACGCCCGCGTCGGAGGCCTCCTGGAGAGCGGTCATGTTGGCGTCGGAGTTGGCTGCGGCGATCTCGGTGCGACCCACCATCTCCGCGCGCTCGGGCGAGAAGGCGTAGCTGTTCTCGAGCGCGTCGACGATGGCGTCGGACCCGAGGTTGTCTGCCAGTGCGCCGGCAATGGTGTCGCGAATCATCCCGCGAGTGGTGTCGGTGATGGCCCACTTGGCGTCCGGATTGTCGATGATCGTGCCATCCTCCAGGACGCGCTTGCCGACCAGCTCTGCCGAACGCTCGCGGGCGTAGTCGACCGCGCGCTGACTCACTCTGTCCACGAGCGCCCTCTGGTCGTCCACGCCGACCTGTGCCAGGACCTCGCTGCCGGTGGTCTTGCCCATCTGCTCAAGATCGCCGAAGGTGGCGTCAATCAGCGCCTCCAGTCCCTCGAGGCTAATGCCCGACAGGACAGCGTCCAGGATTGCGCTGTCGCCGTCATCGGCCTTCGCAATGCCCTGCCGAGCGAGCTCGACCCGCACGTGCTGGGCGACCTGCTCACCGACAGTCTTCAGGACAGCGGCGACCTTGTGCTGCATGGACTTGCGCAGCCGGACAGCCTTCGGTCTCAGCGGCGAGGTCAGCGGCAGCGCCTTGGCCATCTTCTTGGGTGCCGGGGCGGACGACGGCTCCTTGCTGGACCCGCCGCCCTCTCCCCCCGCCGCCGAGCCGCCACTCTGGGCGGAGTTGTTGTCGTTCTCCGCACCCGGTGTGGGCGGGGGAGCAGGAAGTGCCTGGCCGGTGGGCCCGAGACCCATTCCGGTGAATGCCGTGACCATCTTCTGCTTCATCTCGATCGCGATGTCTGGGTCGAGAGGAGTGAACGTGCCGTCGACGCCGAACATGCCGAGAACACTGGCCATTGGGCTCGGGTCCGGCTCCAGTCCGAGATCGTCGCGTATCTCGTTGATTGTCTTGATGATGCCGACCTGCTCCTTGTGGATGTCGGCCTGGACCTTGGGGTCCATCTCCTTGTCGTCGTTCCAGTTGAACTCCAGCTCTGTCTCGCCGAAGTAGTCAATCAGGATGGAGTCGTGCAGCCCCTTGATCCAGTTCATGATCGGGGCCATGCCGTCTTCCTTGGCCTGGTCCATGGCTGCGTGGGCCGTCGCCCGGTTGACCTCCTTCACGAACGGCTGGTGCGAGATGCCGAAGCAGAAGCAGACGACGCGAGCCATCCACTCCTCGGCAGCGCCGAACATCTCGGCCTCCTTGGTGGGGACGTAGCTCTTGGCCACCTCCCCGGGAACGAACTTGGCGGAGCGACGACCCTGGAGGTTGCCCTGCAGGAGACTGTCGAACCAGTCCTGGAACTGCTTGATCTGGTCGGGCGTCCAGGTGCTCGGAACACCGATGAGGCTGTCCGGCAGGTTGCCGTCCGTGAAGTAGGCCAGCTGCCACATCTGACGGCGCAGCGCAATGTTCACGGTCATTATGACCTGCTCGACCGGCGAGTACCCGTACAGCTTGTGCACCCGCATGTTGCGCGGGCGGTAGATGAGGTCGAGGGTGCTGTAGTTCACTGCCGGCAGGCCCTTGAGGATCTGCTGGTAGGCCGCGAACGGCGGCTCGGGCGAGCGTCCGGTGTCGTCGATGACGCGCTTGATCGTGGCCCCGTCGATCTGGTCGAGGGAGTAGACGTCTCCGCCCAGCGTGCGCCGCACGTGGATGGCGGGAGCGTCGATGACGATCAGGTCCTCGAGAATGTTCCTGATCCAGTCGCCCCAGAACTCCTTGCGATCTGGGCGGCGAAACAGCTGCGTGTACTTCTCCGCCCTGGCCTGCTGCTCGGCGGTCATCTCCTTGTCGTCGTTGATCGGACCAATGGTCCACGTCAGGCGACAGATCTGGTCCTTGCGCGTCTCAATGATGAGCCGCATGATGTCGTACCCATCGGCCAGTGCCCGCAGCTCATTGAACCCAATTGCCTCGTACTGCCGAGGCTGCTGGAGCATGTTGACGCCGGGGACGTAGTCGAGACGTCGGCCCGCGACATCTGCCGGAGCACCGGGCGACGGCGGATCGCCGGCACCGAACCAGCCGTGCGTGTCAGCGCCGGGAGGCGGAGGTGCCTGAGTCGGTGTCTCCAGCGGCACCTGTCGCGCACCCTGGTTCTCGGGACGTGCTCCAATACGTTCGCGGACGGCTGCGGAGACTCGCTGGAACAGACCCACTAATTCGCCTCCTCGGTGACTGGGTGGGTGTAGCCTGCCCTGGTTAATGGCTCAACGTCCGCGAGGTGGACGAGGAAGGTGCCGTCTGGCTGCTGGCTGTACATGTTGCCCATGATGCCGAAGACAGTGTTGCTGGTCGAGCCGGGCGGCGGAAGGAGCGTGATGAGCTCGTCCGGCGTCGCCGTCTCTCCGCGCCTGGCCATGGCCTCCTGGTGCCTGCTGTGCTCCTGGCGGTAGAAGTCCTGGACATTCATGCCTGCGTCGTCGTTGAGCTTGAGGTGGGTCACGGCCCAGACGAGGGCGTCGACGCGATCGGGGCTGTAGCCCATGCGCCTGCGGTCGAAGCCAGAGGTGAACTCGCACATCTGGTCCTCGAGCCCGGCGTGGCAGCCGACGTGGCTGACTCGTCCCTGCTCGTACAGGGCAGAGACCGGCTCGGCCCGCGTCACCTTGCCCCGGCTGGCCCACACGGCCTCGGTTGGCACGAAGTCACTGCGACGCTCTCCCCTGTCGCGCATCGCCTTGGCAGAGGTCACGACCGTGTGGCGCACCATCTCGCCGCCCTGGTTGGCCTCGTAGATCACGCGATCAGCGGCCCAGTCGTCGTACGCTCGCACCACGGCCACGCCCCACTCGCCCGGCGACACCCCGGCGACGGTGCAGTCCGCCAGGACGTAGGCCCGCCCGTCATCGCCCAGCCCCACGACGACGATGCCGACCTCGTCCCCGTCGCTCTCTCGCGTCGGGCTCTTGTTCTTGTCGTCCTCGCCCAGTCCGCCGCTGGCAGGGTCGACACCCACCACGATGCGCTCCAGATGGACGGTCCGACCATTCTCCAGCGTGACGGTCTGCCGCCTGTACGGCAGCGTGATCCTGTGCTCGTCGAGCTCGGTCCGCTGCCAGAGAGCGCCGGGATTGTCGTCGAGTATCTTGGCGTAGAGCTCCTGGCGACCCAGTCGCGTGCCCTCGTACCGCTTGAGGATCTTCTCCACGAAGATCTTCGGCAGGTTGGCGATGTTCTCGTACGTCGAGACAGTGTCCAGCCACGTCGTCTCGTCGGCGAGTATCTCCTTGAGACGCTTGATGGGTCGCGGCGTCGTGGTCGCCACGATGCGCGGCATCTGGCCCAGACGAAGACCCATGAGCAGCATGTCCAGCGTCTCGTCCAGGTAGCGCCACGCGGCGAGCTCGTCGCACCATGCCCTATGGTGCTGCGGTCCGCGCAGGCGGTCAGGCTCCTCGGCGCTGTATCCCTGGTAGATGGTGCCGTTCGTCAGGGTCAGGACCTTCTCGCCTCGGTTCCAGTTGGCGACGAGGTGCGGGGGGCAGCGCGCCAGCAGTCCGCTCTCGCCCTCGAAGCAAGTCTTGCGGCAGTCGTCGCTGGTGGGGGCCACGATGGCGTATCGGCATCCTGGGTTCTCGTACCCGTACCACCACGCATCCTCGGCCCCGGCTCGTGTCTTGCCGGCACCGCGCCCGGCCATCATCAGCCAGAGGAACCACGACTCGTCCTCCTCGGGCGGCGACATCTGGTCCTTGCGGCCGTCCTCCAGCCACTCCATCCTGTGGACCATGGCCTGCTGCTGCTGGAGCGGAAGCTGCGCGATCTCACTCTGGAGCTGCAGCGTCTGAATGACGCCTGCGGAGTGGACGATGCTCATCGCTGCGGCGTCCCCGTCCTGCGGAGAACGTGGTAGGTGTTCTGCAGGTGGCGACGGCGTCCCACGATGAACAGCGTCCAGGTCCGGCAGCTGTGCTCGCGCTCCACGCGGAAGCCGTGGATGTACCTGTGGCCACGAACAACGACGCTGCCGGCGCGTAGACGACGCTCACCCCACGGAGTTCTCTCGATGATCTCGCCGCGCAGCACGATCGTGGCCGTTCGCCTCGGATGGTCGTGCATCAGGATGTCGTCGTGCTGCGCCCACTGGTGAAGGATGATGTTGAGGGGTGCCCACCATGGCAGCGCCCGGTGGATGGTGTCGTCGCCACGCTGAATCTCGTCCTGGAGAAACGGCAGACGACGAATGGCCACTCGCTTCCGCAGGCCCACGCGCTCGTTCTCTGTCCTGTTGTGCATGCTGCCGGTGTTCCGGACACCGTCCAGCCACTGAGTCATGTCGTGCCTGCGACACCAGTCAGTGCGGCGCACCATCCACATGATGAGGGCGCGGGCGAGCATCAGCCATCTCTCCTCACCACGCCCACGTGGAGCCTCATGCCGACCGCCTCGGCGATGTCGCAGATCATCTCCAGGCTTGCCCTCCTGGTGTTGAAGAGCCTGTAGATCTGCCCACGGTCGTAGCCAGAGCGCCGGGCGACCTCTGTCACGCCAACCTCCCTGACCTGCTCGACGACGTCGTCGACAATCTGTCTGGCCACGCTCACCACGGCAGTGAAACTCCGAACAGCGCGAGGACCCAGAGAAGACCGAGCACAAACAGTGTGGCACCGCCCACGGCGATCACGGGGACCCACCACACCCAGGAGAAGACGCCGAGCCACAGCATGATGATCGCGATCAGCGCGAAGGCGACCATCGCCCCGGCGTGCAGGTCCCATGTCTCGCGCAGGTAGTGGATCACTGGAATGGGTTCTCCGAGCTCGTCAGAATGACCACCGCGATAATGATCAGGACCACGATCAGCGCGGCAACGAGGCCGCCGAGAATGATCGCAAGAATCAGCAGATAGTGGGCAACAGCCGCCAGAATGCTCATCATCACTCGATCTCCCCGAGACGACGCATGACGTCGTCCATCTGCGAGTCACGATCGGCATTCCCCACGGGAACGGCCTTCCGAATGCCACGACCCAATGCCTCGACGCGACCCTTGAGGTCACCATTCTCAAATCTCTGGCGACATCTGCCGATGCCATCGTCGTCCTGCTCTCGCATCAGCTTGTTCATCTCGCCTGATCTCCCATCGCCACCGTCAAACGGCGGAGCATCATTCGTCCCCACGCCTCGGTTTGTCCGAGCCGCGCCGCCGTCCTCCTGACATCCCCGCCTGGGTCTCCTCGGCTCACGCTGTGCTGGGACAAGAGCTCGGCGAAGTGGTCTAGCATGTCCACGACTCACGCGATGTCCACCGCACTCATACCACGAACTCGCCTGTGATGCAGCAGGCTCTGCGCATAGCAGACCCTCACCACCGTGCCGTGGTCAGGATTGGCCCACAGAATTCCGCACACGATCAGCACCACGCTCACGGCCGCCTCCCGACGCGCTCGATCTCCTGGACGAACAGCGGCGCCAGCATCACTCCGGCGCGATCCTGGATCATGTCGTCCACGAAGTCACCCATCTCCTGCTGCGCAGTCTGCAGCGTCAGGACGACACTGGTGAGATCGGGGTGGGCACCGATCTTCTCCACCTCGACCATCGCGAGACGAATCAGGTGCTCGGCGCGCGTCTGGCGCTCGAGCACGCAGCGGCGGAGTCTGTCATGAGCCACTGGGCACCTGCCTCGGTGGCTTCTTGGCAGTGGCGGCTGCCTCCAGAAGACCGACCAGTCTCTCGCTCAGTCGTCGGCGCTCCTCGAGCGTCTCGATGGCGTCCGGGTCTGCGGTGAACTCGACACTCTTGAGCTTGGGCCGCACGTACTGGGCCACCTCCGAGTGGCACTTGATCGCGGTGTCCTGCCGGGTTCGTCTGTCGACGGCGAGGATCGCCATGGCCACGACCGGGTCATAGTCCTCGATGATCTGCTGACGCTGGTCCGGGGGGACGCCCTCGGACTCCTCCTGCCGCGCTCGGAGCTCCGTGAACTCGTGGACGCGCTCCTGAATCAGGGCGCGCAGCTCTGCCTTGTCTCGGTTCGGTATGCCAGCCGGTCGGCCGGGCTTCCCGCGCTGCGCGCCCTCGTCCATGTCCCAGACCCCTCCCCGACGTCTGGTGAGGCGTCAACCCTGTCACTCGCCCCCCGAGCAGACAACCGGATGACCCTTACCGACCCAATCGTTTTCCAGCGACCAGGCCAGGATGCCCTCATAGCGCGCCCAGAGGACCATGGTAAAGGCAAAGGCACCATCCCCACATGCGACTGTAAAGGTTGATTAATCCCCGATATTGACGATATTACTTTCCGGCCCCGGTTATTGGTTTTCCACAGAGACTTCAATAGCAGTAAGTCACTGTTATCACACAGCAAACACCGCCGTGCTATTACTTTATTACTTTTTCCAGGATTTGCCAGCAAATTTCTGCTGCTACCCGCGCCCGCGCGTAGGAAAAACCCATAGCACAGATTGTCCACCCCTCGGTGGAGACCCTATTGAAACAGCGTGAAAAAAGTAATAGCGCTCAATAGCACCAATAGCAGCCGGGGCGCGAGACCCGCCGAGGAGACGCACCCCGGCTGCATTCAGCGGAGACTGGCTCGACACTGAGTCGGGGTAGGCATACACCTGACCCGTCCCTGCAGTAAAGCCCCAGCCCGTTAATAGCCCCTTTACACAGGCCGCCGTGCGCGTATAGTGGTGTCACGTGGGGCCACACCCGTCCGCCGATGGGACCACGCACTAGATGGGGACACCGCCGATGATTCATCCGCGCTACCACGAGGCATTCTGCACCCTCAACGCTGAGCAGCTTTCTTGCTGTCTCGCAGGACTGCGGACAGCCAGAAACACCATTCCGGAGATCACTGACCCCGAGGAGTTCCTCGGATACTGCATCTCAGAGCACATCTCTCAGGCCGAGATAGTCATGAGCCTGGCACACCAGCACACCGTCGCCGCCGTCTCCGCCACCGAGCACCTCATCATGAAGCCGATCGACCGTCGCACCGCGACCGAGGTCGAGCGTGAGAGACAGCTGCTGACGCCGAGAGCGATAGCTGCCCCCGTGAGCGCGCGAGAGGCAACGACTGACACGAGACTCATCAGGGTCCTCGCGGACCGGAACCCGAAGAGACCGGGCACCGCTGCCCATGACCGCTTCGCCTTGTACGTGGACGGCATGACAGTTGCCGAGTTCCTCCGTGCGGGCGGAACGCGCGGCGACCTCCAGTGGGACCAGGAGCGGTGTTTCATCCGTCTCGCGCCTGCGGACGAGGTCCTGCAGGTGCCAGACCAGCAGGCAGCCTAGCGCCTCCCAGACACACACGCTATCCAGGGTCCAGGAGCCGCCGCCAGTGACCACAATCCGCCTCATGGCCAGAGAGCCACGACCCCGCTTCCATGGCAACGGATTTGTGCAGTTGCCTCTGTCTGCGCAGAGGCGACTCCACATCTGGCACCCCTCCCTGCCCCCCATCGAGGGCCACAACGCCACCATACACTGTCACGTGTGGGACATGCAGTCGCGGGTGCTCGTGGGATGCCTGACCCACCGCACCTACATGTTGCACGAGATCACCGAGTGGCGCAACATCTATGCTGCCTACGAGGCCGGGGAGGATGGCCCGGACAGGCTGCTCCACCACTGCGACATTCGGGTCACTGGCGAGTACCAGATGCAGCCTGGCAGCGTGTACATCTTCCCTGCCGGCGAGTACCACGAGAGCGAGTCCAGTGAAGTCACGGCCACCATCATTGAGAAGAGGCCCAGCGACGACTGGCGCGGGCGGCGACCACTGGTTCTATGCCCCTCTGGCCAGCCGCCCACCGACGCCTTCGACCCACACCACCAGCCCCGCGAGGACGCGATGTGGCAGGTGATCGACCTGGCCATTGGCCAGATGTCCGCAGACGCGAGGAGAGAGATTGAGCAGTGCCTGACAGACTGACCGACGCCCAGCTCGTCCGCATTGTCCAGGAGGCCCGCACGCGCTTCGGCGCAGAGTCGTACTGGCGTCACATCGGCACCGGGGGCGTGTACGTCACGGTGGGAATTACATTACGAGAGGCTGACTTGCAGCCCCTCGTGCGCTACTTCCCCCACGGCAAGCGCGGTTTCGAATTCTGCCGCCCAGTGGACGAGTTCCTGCGGCGCTTCGAGCCCACCCCATGCCCACTCTGGACGGAGACACCATGCAGCTGACACCCGAGGACTTCGCCAGTGATCCCGTCGAGGGCTTCGATGGCGGACTGTACCAGCGCGACGGACGCCGCTACGTGGTCGCGACCACCCATGGCTGGGCGCTCCGGCTGCCCGACGGAGACTGGGACGTCCCCGTCGCCTTCTCGCCACAGGAGCCCGAGCCGGGCGAGCCGCACACCTACGTCATGCAGCGTGACCGCTTCCTCTCCCTCTTCGACCCGGTGCCCGATGAGTGAGCCACGCCAGCGAGCCATTCGGCAGGCCGAGCGCCTCCTGCTACTGATGGCCCGCCTCGGCTTCAGCACCGTTGCCCTTCGTCGCATGACCCAGACCATCGAGTGGATGGAGAGCGAGACGTGAGGACAGTCCCGCCAGGATGCGTGATGAGGAAGGTCCGCAGCGTGAACCAGCGCCCCGACGGTGTGTTCCTCACCTTGGACTGCAACCACACGATGTGGCTTGCCGGCCCACCCCAGCACCGGCCACCAGCCACCTTCCCGTGCCTGGCATTCCCGTGCTATCGCGGCAGCAGGTACATGGGCATATGACCATGGACCTCCTCAACGGCCTCTTCGAGACGGGCGGCGCGCTCATCACGCTCCTCAGCGTGAGACAGCTGCTCCGCGACCGCCAGCTGCGCGGCGCGCACTGGGGTCCGACCGTCTTCTTCACGGCGTGGGGAGCATGGAACCTCGCCTACTACCCCCACCTGCGGCAGCCCGTCTCCACGGTCGGTGCAGCGCTCCTGGTGATCGTGAACGTCGCCTACCTAGCCCTCATGCTGCGCTTCCGCACTCAGAAGAGCGGAGACCCCTACGAGATCATCTGGGGACAGCCGCGTGTTCTCTCGCAACCAGTGCACGACATTGGATGGACCCAGATGAGCATTGCTGCTCTCAGGGAGGCTGGACACGATGATCTCGCAGACACATTCCAGAGAGCATACGAGAATATCCGTGCCCTCTGACCCACCGCGCCCCTACCGCGCCACCCACAGGGTGGACACGCCGGGCCTCCCCCCGCTCTACTGCCTGCGAGAGCAGGATGCCCTCGAGGCTGCCGCTGAGCGGGGAGGGACGAGCGCTATATATCTCCACGGACGCCACGCCAGGACCGGTGTGGAGACGTGGGACTTCTGGAGGACATGGCCGTGAGTGATCAGTCTAAGGGTTGCATTATGGTGGCTCTCGGTGGCGCCCTGCTGCTGGGTGGGTTGCTGATACTCGGGGTAGCCACCAGCTGGTTTGGCCTCGTGACTGGGAGGCCGATGGCGCGGTACCAGGAGGAGACCCGCAGGGAGGTGTACGACACCAGTCGCCAGTATCAGCAGGGCATCAACAGGGACCTCGCCCGCTACTGCGAGCAGATGAGGAGCGCCGACACCGTGGCCGCCAAGCGGGCAGTCGCGGCACTGATTCGCTCGACAGCCTCCACGTACGATGGGCCGCTGTCTCCCGACAACCAGGACTGCCTCGCCGAGGCCAACAGGAGCTAAGAGAATGCGCAACATCATTGTACTCGCGGCGCTCGCCGCACTGTCCGCTTGCAATGTTCCGCAGGGCGGGGACGCCGAGGACAGGCAGGCACAGGCCACCGCACAGGCCATGAACGCCGCAGACCGAGAGACCGGGATGCCGCGCATTGTGAACTTTGCCCAGCGCAAGCTGCTCAAGAACGCCTACGAGGACATGGACCAGACGACCCTGACCTATGTCTACTCGCAGGGACTGGACGGCAAGTTCGTCTGCCTCGGGCAGGCGCTCGGATACGGTGTCTCGCTGGGCACCGAGTTTACCTCGCCGCACAAGGTCGAGTATCACAGCGACAGTGGCGGTGGGAACATCCTGCTGGACCAGGCAGACCCCAACATGCTCTACATGCCGAGCAGCGGTGCGGCGACGATCGTCGATCTCATCAATCCGGCCAACGGTGAGGCGCACACTGCCGTCATCGAGCCGAACGTTGTCACGGTCCCCTTCAAGCTGCCGGCGTCGACGGTCACGTCGCCGTGTCCGAGCGACGTCGACCCCACCAAGGTGGTCGATGCCAAGGAGACCTCTGTCGCGACGCAGCTGAAGTAATGATCCGCGTCGTCGACATCGAGACCACCGGCATGGAGCCGGGCGAGGGGGCCGAGGTCATAGAGCTCGGGTGGTACGACGTTGGCCCCGAGCGCCGGTTCGGCGTCCGCTTCCACGGCACGCAGCGTCCGTGCCCGCCAGAGGTTCGGGCCGTGCACCACATCCATCCCAGCGAGTATGAGGGGATGCCACCGTTCTCGCGAGACCTGTTCATGGCCGAGATCTGTCGCGACAGTATCCGCTATCTGGCGGCTCACAATGCCGAGTACGAGCAGCGGTTCCTCGGCGACTACTTCGAGACGCCTTGGCTCTGCACCTACAAGTGCGCGCTGCGCGTCTGGCCCGAGGCTCCGCACCACGGCAACCAGTCCCTGATGTACTGGCTGGGACTGGACACCGAGCTCGACGAGGGACAGCGTCACCCGCCGCACCGCGCCCTACCAGACGCATACGTGACCGCCGCCATCCTCCGCAGGCTCCTGTGCGAGACCACCCTCGACCAAATGGTCCAGTGGAGCACCGAGCCCCGCCTCCTGCCCCGCTGCCCGATTGGCAAGTTCCGCAACAAGCCATGGTCTGAGGTCGACCGGGGCTTCCTGGACTGGATGCTGCGGCAGGCCGACATGGAGGCTGACCTGAAGTGGAATGCGCGCCGTGAGATCGACCGCAGGAGGAGAGACTGATGGTCAACCCCAGGAAGTGCGTCCACAAGAGCAAGCCCCGCACCACGCCACTGGCCCGCAGCAATCCGTTCCGCAGCCGGGAGCGCCGGGCCGCGTTCGACCGGACCGTCGCCATGCTCCGGCAGGCGTACCCCAGCGCCGCCGAGGACTGGGTGCAGCGCCGTGCCTGGCTCGCCGCTCGCCGTGTGCCTGTGCCGAGGAAGAAGCGTCGTGCCGAATAGAGGCCCCACCTGCCTGCGGGAGATCGTCGAGGTCCAGAACCAGGGACGCAGGATCATCCTGACGCTCAGCTGCGGCCACACCAAGCTGCACAGCTCGCGGGTCCACCTGCCGGGTCGCGCCCACTGCGCAGATTGCAAGGATTCAGTGACATGAACGAGAGTGCCAGAGCCGCCGAGCTCACGGTGGAGTGTGTCCGGCGCATTGCCGGATGGAGCCACTGCAGTCCTCCGGAAGTCGTGCGAGACGTGGCCGAGGGCCGGACGTCGGAGCATGCCATGTGGATGCTGGAGGAGATCATTTCTGGGCGCGTGACTGGCAACAAGGCGCAGCGCTGGCTGGGATATGCACAGGGCCTGCTCGTGGCTCATGGCCGCGCGATACTGGCAGAGATGAAGAGTGCCAATCGCCGAGCCTCCGAGGAGGAGCACGAGGTCGAGATTGTCGAGTGGTGTGAGAACAGGCCAGAGCCCGAGGGATTCACCGTCACCCGGCGCGGCATCGGGGATCTGCCGCCGTGGGCAGAGAAGGGATACGCAGAATTGATGGGCCCCTTTACATCTTCTCCGACTGGGCGTATCTAGTCGGCTCCCGCCAAGGAGATCGACATGAAGCCAACCACCCTGCAGGCCGAGGTTCTCGAGCGCATCGAGGACGGCCTCCCTGTCCTGGAGTCGCAGCTGGGACGCTGCGTGAACGTCGCCAGTTTCCAGTGGAGCCGCGACGGCGACAGTATTGTTGCCCATCGCACAGTCCTCACCGGACGCACCGGCAACCCCCGGCTCGACTACCGCACCGAGCTCTTCCGCATCACCCGCGAGGGAGGAGTGACCAAGCTGTGACCGACATCTCTCTCAACACCAACGGCTCGCTGACCCTGTACCACAGGGGCAAGAAGGTGATGACCGGCACCCTCGCCGAGATCACCGCCCACCTGCAGGGCCCCGAGGCCCCGAAGACCCGGCCGAAGCGGCAGCGCCCCAAGAGCCGGTCCGCCCGCTGGACCGACGCTGCCGGCGCGGCGCTCTCCGCGCTCGAGGAGCTCCAGAGCATCCAGCAGGAGTTCTCCGAGTGGCGGGACAACCTGCCCGAGAACCTGCAGAGCAGCGCCCTCGGCGACAAGCTGGACACCGTCTGCGATCTCGACATCGACAGCGCCCTCGAGACCGTGCAGGACGCCGAGAGTGCCGACCTGCCCATGGGCTTCGGGAGGGACTGATGGCCTTCGGAGACCTGCCGCTCGACGCGCCCGAGAAGCCCAACAAGGGCCTCGAGGGCGGTGCCTGCAACCGGCGCTCCTGCCAGCGGGAGCCAGCCCTCTGGTACAACCATGGCTCATATGCCTGGTACTGCGACGAGTGCCGTCGCGACATTGAGTTCGACCCTGTCAATAAGCGAGGCTGGGACCTGCAGTGGCTGCCCGAGTGCGGTCACCCACAGTTCGAGACCCGCGAGATGATGACCCTTCGCGAGATCGAGAAGGCACGGACCAAGATCGACGATCGCCTCTACGGTCGCGGCCCGGACCCCGAGCAGCCCGCCGAGTACCGTGGCGGCCGCATCCGGGGACAGAAGACCCACAGCCCCAGCCTCGAGCGGATGCTGGGCAGGAGACCGCGACATGGTTGATCCCATCTCTGAGCACGTCCGCATTGACGTGCGGCCGCCATTCTGGCAGCGCCTGAGGGAGGTCTTCGTGCGCGGCTCCCCCCACCCACTCCGGATTGGGTTCGTCTTCTCCTCCGACACTCTCCACCACGTGGAGGTCTCGGTGATGGCGCCCTGCGGGGTGCGGGAGATAGACCTGGAGTGCGAGGTTCACGTCGACTGCCGGCGTCTTCAGTTCTACCCCGGACTGTGCCACGTGGACCTGGGCCAGTGAGTCCTGGCGACGAGGTTGTCTGCGTGGCCGATGCCCCGATGTGCCGGCACTGCCTGATCGAGCCCAGCCCGGAGTATCCCATGCCGGAGGTCGGCAGGCACTACGTCGTCGGGATGGCGGCGAGCGCGCACTGCAGCGGCTGCGGGGTCCGTGCTCCGGGCATGCGTCCGGCCGGGCACGGACTGCCGATGCCGCTGGCGTGGCCGCAGGAGTGGTTCCGCCACCTCGACTACGATGAGGGCACGGACGAGAGAGCAAGGGAGAGGGAGCTTGAGCCAGCCTAGCGGCATCGAGGACAGCCTCGTCGTGGCTCGTCGCCTGCGCGACAAGGCCGTGAGCCCGACGCTCCGGGAGTACTGGCAGCGCGTCGTGGATAGTATAGAGAGGCGACGAGCCGAGGAGGGAAGGAAGTCATGAGCATTGAGCCCACTGAGGCCGACATTGGGAGGCGGGTCGTCTACAGACCCATCCATCTGGACGTCCCGGAGGAGGGCGAGATCACCAGCCTGTCCACCATTCCCCACACCGTCTTCGTTCGCTTTCGCGGGCCGGGCGGTGAGCTGACCCCGACCCAGAGCCTTGAGTGGGTGTCGCCATGACCGCCACGGCTGACCACCTGGCCGAGCAGCTGAGCCGGAAGACCGGCACCCAGTTTGAGGTGCTGAGGGGCCGACCACCGCTGAGTGTCAGGCCTGGACGCATGGTGCCGAACAAGCTGCCTCCCATGCGCTACGGCCTTCGGGCCACGCGCGATGGCCACAGCCACACGTTCCAGGGTGGTAGGCCGCTGACTCTCGGTGAGCTCACCCGCTGGCTGGCCAGCCTAAACGACATGGTCAGCATGGAGTTCATTCCCACTGACCCCTACAAGACAGGACCGTACCCATGATCCGCATGACCGAGGGCCAGCGCGACGAGCTAGCCCGCATGATCGAGGAGATAGCCTCAGCCGAGATCGGAGAGCTTCAGCTCGACGCCGCGCTCGACGCCATCGCCGAGACGGTGCTGCCCGACCGCATCGATCCGCGCTACTTCGAGGCACACGTCACGTGTGAGCCGGGCACCTCGTCGTACGAGGACTTCGTCTCCTTCGTGACTGGCT